CCAACGCCGGGAACGCCTAGCGATGCAAGAACGGTTACACAGGCAAATTGGAACGGCGACAAACTAGATGGCACTGGAGCCAGTGGCATAACGCTTGACGTTACCAAGACTCAGATTTTGTACTTTGACTTTGAGTGGCTAGGTGTTGGTCAAGTCAGATGCGGATTCTTCCAAGATGGTGAATTTATTGTCTGCCACACGTTTGACAATGAGAATGTGCAAGCGTATGTGTACATGACCACTGCTATCTTGCCTATTCGCTATGAAATAACTAACACAGCAGCAACTGCCTCGTCATCCACGATGCAGCAAATTTGCTCTACGGTAATTTCCAATGGTGGGTATCAACAATCTTCTGCTCTTCATTTGGCGCGGCGCACCACGGCGTTTGCAAACATTGATACAGCAGCGAACTTTTACCCAATCGTGTCTATTCGCTTGGCCTCCACCGCATTGAATGCGGTAGTGTTGCCCTTTCAGATTCAGTTTCAGCCCACTACTTTGCAAAACTATGAAGTGGCTTTAATCAAAAACCCTGTTCTGACAGGTGCTTCATGGGCGGCCTCGGCAAGTGATGCAAACGTAGAAATAGATGTATCTGCCACTGCAATTGGCACTGCTGGAACAATTGTGCAGCAGGCATACATTGCAAACACCGGAGGCGGTGGTCAAGCAACCACACTTTTGCCGCAAGGATACAACTGGGACTTGCAGCTTGGTAGCTCACTTTCTTCAGTCAGCGACATTTACACATTGGGCGTAAGAACCATTTCTGGTGCAACCAAAGGCGATGGCGTAGGCTCAATTTCTTTTTATGATTTGACTCAATAAACCATGACGCTACAAGAAATTCTAAAATATTTTGCCGAGCATAACGATCAAGGTGCATCTTATGAAGATGCAGAAAAATTGGTTGTTGATGCTCAAAATGCAGGCGCAAGAATGGTTGCTGAAGGAAACACGCTTTTTCTTTTTTTAACAAACGATGAAGGTGTTTGTGAGTTTCAATTTTTAAACGCTGACAAAGAATCAGCTTTTGCAAAAAACTTAAAAGATTTTTTAAACTTAGCAAAAAAAATTGGTTATTCAAAAGCTATGACAGACTGTGATGATTCAAAAGAATTGAATATGGTCAAAAAAGCTTTGTCTAACAAATTTAAATTTACTTCAATGCAAAGTTCTGTGGAGGTAAATTTATAATGGGACTGTTTAAAGCATTAAAATGGGTTGCTTCAAAAGCTACGCAAGCCGTAACTTATGTTGCAAAAAAAATTGAAGATGTTGCAACTACTGTTGTCAACACTGTATCCAACATATTAAAAGACCCAAAAGCTGTTGCAATTCTTGCCATAAATGTTATGGCTCCGGGAGCTGGGTCTGCTATTGGTGCATCTTTAGGGCTGTCGGGAACGATGGCTACATTCGTTGGCAACACGGTATTGAACACAGCATTAAATGGCGGCGATATTAATGCTGCTGCCAAGTCAGCTGCTCTTGCACTTGGCGGTCAAGCGGTAGCTGATAAAGTTGTCTCTAATCTTTCTGATGGAGCAATCAGCGCAGCTACAAAACAAATAGTTGGTGGTACTGTTTCCAATGCAACGATGGCTGCCATTCAAGGGCAAGATCCTGTTGAAGCTATTAAGCGCGGCGGAGTTCTTGCTGGCGTAAACCTAATCACCAGCAACATTGATGGTTTCGCAACATTACCAGTTCCAGCACAAAACGCTTTAAAGACAACCTTATCTGCATCTTTGCAAGGTAAAGATGCAACAACAAGCATTGTGTATGGAGCGATTGCTGATGGATTGCAGGCATACAAAAACGTTTCTGATGCTAACGTAGCAACCCAAAAAGAATTGGGCAGAGATTTGACTGAAGATGAGGCAAAAAAGTTTGCTCTTTACACATCTGCTGGTTCTTTGAGCAGCGACATTAAAAATTTGGTTGTTGGTGAGAAAACAGCTCAGGCAATAGAAAACGGCAATACCTCATTTACCTATAATGGTAATCCTGTAAGCGTTACCAGCACTGACCTTAACAACTATTTCAAAAACAAACTAACTGCTGCTGGTCTGACTCCAACAGCCGATGACATCAATGCAGCAACTGCTGCTTATGGCAAATCAAAAGACGCAACAAGTGCAACCAATGCAATTGTTGATGCCAGAACTGTTGATGCTCAAGAAGTCAAAGATATTTTTGCCAAGGAAGGCATTACAAATCTTACGCCCCAGCAAATTGAACAATACGTCAAGTCAAATGTTGATGAGACTACTGCACTTGCTGACATTCAAAAACAAGCTGACGAGTCTTACACAACCAGACAAGAGGTATTGGATGCGTTTAAGGGTACTGGATATACACCCACAGATGCAGACATTGCTAGGTTTGAAGGCGAAAAACCAGAGACTGTGCAAACAAATGCAGTGAATTCGTATGCTGATCCTTTGGTAACTGATTTAGATGAAGCAAAAGATTTTTTGAAATCAGTTCTTGGCAGGGAGCCAACTGACAGTGAGGCCTCTAAATTTGTTGCGCCAAAATCAGAACAAGAACAAAAAGAAACAATTGGCTTGTATGGCGATATTGTTAAAGCTTTTGAGCAAGAAAAAAACGAACCTTCAAGCTCAACAGAACTAGCAAAGCTTGCAGAAATTATTTCTGAACCCGGTGTCGTCTTAAGACTTCCAGATGGAAGAGTTTTAATTGATACAGGCAAAGCAAAAGACTACGGCGAAGGAGCTACTCTTCCTTTGATTAGAGTTATTGCTGATAAATCAGATACGGAAAATTTAAATATTCCGACATTTGAAGAAACTCAATACGATGTTTTGCAAGCAATACAAAAACAAAACCCAACTGTAAAAGCTGATGAGTTGGTTACAGATGCCTTCAATGCAATGCAAGAGAAGGGATATACCCCAAGCGTTGAGGATCTCATCAATGTCATTACTCAGACAAAAGACAAAACAAAAGCAAGTGTCACCAAAGCAGCTTCTGACTATGGAGATCAGAAGGTTGTAACAAAAGATGAAGCAAGACAGCGTTTAATTGACAATGGAATTGCAAAACCTACTGATGCGCAAATTAATCAATTTGTTAAAAAAGGAAACCAAGCTGATGTATTTAAAGAAATAGATACATACGCTAACCCTTTAGCAACTACTGCTGCCGAAGCAGAGCAGATGCTGAAAGATGCTGGCATATCTAATCCAACCAAAGAACAGATTGCAATGTTCACAAAAGAAGGGTCACAAACAGATACTCAGCAAGCGTTACTTAAATACATAGATCCTTTTGTTGTTACAAGAGCGGAGGCAGAAGCTGCTTTAGAGAAGGCGGGTGTGACCAATCCAACGCAGGCGCAAATTGATTTGTTTGCAAAAGAAGGTAATCAAACAGATATTTTTGATGAGTTGAACAAGTATGGAACTTTAGCAACAGCTACGCAACAACAATATAACGAGCTATCTGCTGCTGATAAAAAACTTGCTGACTCTCTTGTGGCTCAAGGCAAAACTTTGGGTGACTCTATTGCTGCTGTTAAGGCCGGTCTTGGAACGCAGATTTCTGATTTGGCAACGACTACACAAAAACAATATGACACTCTTACTGCTGCGCAAAAAGCAGAAGTTGATGCTCGCGTCAAACAAGGTCAGGACTTGCAAAAGTCAATTACTGATGTGCAGTCTGGGCTTGGGACGCAGATTACAAATCTTGCTAAAACCACTCAAGATCAATACAACTCTTTATCTGCTGCGCAAAAGGCCGAAGTTAATGCAAGAGTTAAGGCTGGAGAATCAACTGACAAAGCGATTGCAACAGTCCAAACAAATATATCTAATCTTGATAAAAGGATTTCAGAGCTTGTCACGCAAGGGCAAGACTACCAAACTGCTACAAAAAATGCCATAAATGAGTTGTCTCAAAAGAACGCAGATTTATCTAGTCTTATTGGCACGGGCAAGAAAAATGTAACGCAAGCAGACATTGATTTTATGACTCAAATTGTTTCTGGCAAAGCTGCTGGAGACGCAAGATACGATGTGACTGGGGACAAGAAAGTTACCCAAGAAGACATTGATTATTTGAGCAAGTATCTTGGCACCGGAACTGGTACAGACACTTTTAAACCCGGCATGGGTACATATTGGGCACCTACGGGTCTATATGGTGAATTGTATGGAAATCAGTTGGCTCAAGAAGCTGCTGCTGCCAAGGCAGCTGAAGAAAGAGCGGCTGCCGAAAAAGCTGCTGCCGAAAAAGCTGCTGCTGCTGAGAAAGCCGCCGCAGCCAAAGCTGCTGCCGATAAATTAGCTTATCAAAAATCTTTAAAACAACAGGCTTACGCAAACAACATAATGATGAACATGGCGGCAAATGCGCCAAGTGGTAACGTTACCACGGCTGCGCCTCCGCCTGTTGTTGAGGGCGCTCCTATATTTGATATAGCGGCCCCGCTAGATATTGGGTTTTTCAACCAACCACAAAACCCCACACAAGATCAGCCCGGCGTAGTTAAAATTGCTGAAGGCGGGTATATGAACTATTTGTTTCCACCTGAAGAAGTCAGCATGGATGAAATCTTAAAAATTTTAGAAGGAAGATAGCATGTACGATGACCAAAATTTTAACTTTGATAACTACGGAGCGGATGTCATCCCTGATTCTGCCAATACAAGCTCTCCTTCAGACTTGAGTGATTACGACTATGGTGATCCTGATCTGCTTGTAAATAATGATACAAGTTCGTACTATGGTGACAATACATTTGAGTACCCCGGAAATCCTTACGGCGGTGAAACCACATACTACGGTACTGGTGAACTAACCGACGCAGAAAAAGCAGAGCTTGCAAAGCAGACCAACCCCAGCGTTAGACAATTTATTTCAGATACTGTCAATAAATTAGGCGATAAAGCAGGCGCATTTCTTAAAAATTACCTTTACGATCCCAAGACAGGAAAGCTCAATCTTGCTGGTATTGTTACAGGCGTGACAGCTTTAAAGGCTTTGAGCGGTGGAGATACGCCTAAATCTACAGCGTATCAAGGGAAGATCCCTAATCTGACGGCTGTAACACAGGCCATCAATTACCAAGACCCCAATCGCAGGCCGGGAGAAAGTGGCAGACGCTACTTTACTGGTACTCAATACGTCACCCCTGAAAATGTGGCGGCAGCCGAAAGCGCTTCTCAGGCAAAAGCCGCTGGCATTTTGTCTGGATATAAGCCTAAAGAAACCCCTGAAGTTAACCCATATGCTGGTACTTTTGCCATGAAATTTGCAACACCCATGTCTGGTGCTGGTAACGTTACCACTTCTCCTGCTTCTGGAGTAAGAAGCCTCTTGCCTGTACCCGAAGCAAGTGCCACAATGAATGAAGGGTTTGCTGGAGGTGGAATGGCACAAGGCAGATATTTAAAAGGCGCAACTGACGGAATGGCTGATGAAATCCCATCTTCTATTGATGGCAAGCAAAAAGCCGCTCTGAGTCATGGAGAGTTTGTTATTCCTGCCGATGTGGTGTCCCACTTGGGTAATGGCAATTCTGACGCTGGTGCCAAAAAACTATATGAAATGATGGCGCGGGTGCGTAAAGCTCGCACTGGAAACGCAGAACAAGGCAAGAAGATCAATCCAAACCAGTTTATGCCCGGCGGTCAAGTCGGATATGCTGCTGGTGGCATTGCCAAGTTTGCTGGAACAGATGGAAGTTTGGTTGGCTCAAGCGGCACCACAGGCCCAGCTACAACTGGCGTGAGCACGCCTGCAATACCAAAACAAGGCGAATCTGTAGCTACTAATTTATCAGGCTGGGCAGGCCCATATGTTTCTGATTACCTTGGTAAAGGGCAGGCACTGTCTAATATGCCGTATCAGGCGTACACAGGGCCATTGACTGCTGGCCCCTCGCAATTACAACAGCAGCAATACGCTGGACTTAGCGATATTGCCAAAACTGGATACACCCCCGGACAATTTACGGGCGGCATTTTTGATACTGCTGCTGCACAGCAATACATGAATCCATACTTGTCAGCTGCGCTTGACCCTCAGTTAGCAGAGCTGCGTCGCCAAGGACAGATTACCAATCTTGGCAACCAAGCTCAAGCTACAAAGATGGGTGTGTTTGGTGGCTCAGGTTCTACCTTGATGCAGACAGAAACACAGCGCAATGTGCTGGACAAAATGCAACAAGCTTTGGGTCAAGGCTATAACACTGCCTATGACAAAGCAATGGCGCAGTACAACGCTGACCAACAGCGCAGAATACAAGCCGCTCAGGATGAAGAATCCTCAAGACAGTTTGGCGCTAACTTTGGACTCAAGACACTGCAAGACCTTGGCGCAGCAGGCGCTACACAAAGAGATATTGCGCAACAAGGCATTACTGCTGACAAGGCTCAATTTGAAGAAGAAAGAGATTTCCCGTACAAGCAAGTTCAATTCCAAAAATCTTTGCTTACAGGTCTTCCAATAACCACGACAGACACAACGCCTATGCAAAGTGATATTTCAAAGATTTCTGCTCAAATTCAAGGGCTTGCATCTTTGTATCAATTGCTTGCAGGTTTGGGGCAAACTCAGCCGAAATGAAAGAAAATTATGAATCTTGTTCAAATTAACGAGCATTTAAAAGAAGTACCTTTGCAGGCATTGATGTCGTATGCAAATGGGGCCAACCCAATGGTGCCGCCTTACATGGCTACTGGCGAATTAAAACGCCGTGAAGTCATGCAGCAAAAGCAACAGCAGTCTCAGCAAGCCCAACAAGGCATGCCAACAGTAAAAGATCAGGTCGAGCAGCAGGCTGGATTGATGGCATTACAGGCACAGCAACAAAAACAAGCACAAGAACAAATGATGCAGCAGGTTCAAACGCAGCCCATGCCTGTTCCTCCTGAAGTTCCGCAGCCTTCTATGCAAGAAGAAGAAGAGCCTGCTTATGCGTATGGCGGTATTGCAAAATTGCCAGTGCGTTCTGATATGTATGAATTCAATAGCGGTGGAATTATTGCCTTTGACGGAACAAAAGGCAGTCAAGTTCCTGTTGTAGAAGAAACTGAAGAAGAGAAAAAACGCAGAATTCAACGTTTGTTAACGCAGGGTTTGCCTTCTACACAAGGTGTTGCTCCTCCGCCAAGCGAAGCAATTGCAGCATCCAAAGAAGAGCCTGCTGGATTGCCTACTCTGATGGGGTCATCAGAGCCACCTAAACCTGCGCCTCGCCCCGGCGAAGCAGAGATCCCCGGACTGTATGACACGCAAGCGTTAGATATAGTTAAACAACGTCTTACGCCAAGGACGCTGAAAGAAATTGCACAATCTCAAGCTGAAGCTGAAAAACTTGCTGGAGTTGAAGGCAAGTATGGCGAAAATCAAATAAAACGATTTGGTGAAGAAGAAGCACAATACAAGCAGATGCTTCAAGATCGAAACTTCAATCGCATGCTGGCTGTTTTGGGCGGCATAGCTCAAGGTGGATTAGGTGGTGCTGGCCCTGCTTACTTGCAAACACAAGCTGCTGAACAGGCTGCTGATATTGCTCAGAAGCGTCGAATGAATGAGTTGTATGGAAACGTTGAGGCCAAGCAGCGTGAAGAAGCTCGGGCTAAGTTCAAAGACATTACCACTCCTTATGAGGCTGGATATACACAAGCTGGTGATCTTGCTGGCAAGATGGCCTCTTCTATAATGTCTAGTCAAACTGAGTTTGCCAAGGAAGCAATCAACAACAAGAATGCTTTGGATCGCTTGGATATTCAATACAAGAGAGACTTGGAAGCAGCACAACGTAGGGTTGCTAGTGAAATAGAGTTGCGCAAACTTGAAAACGATTACGCTCTCAAGCGCGATGAAATCAACAAAAAAGCCCAAATTGATTTGGAAAATTATCGCCGCACCGCACCGACTGATGAGCAAAAGAATATCAATGCATTTATTGCTCGCTGGAAAAAAGATCCAAAGAATAAAAACAAATCTGAAATTGATGCATATGGCGATTACTTTGGGTATAGGCTCAATACCGAAATTAAAAATGAAAATATTCAATTGCAATCTTTAAAAGCTCGGCAAATTAGCTACAAAGATCAGCTTGAAAACAACTTCAGTTTGTCCAAAGAAAAACGCGCTGAAATTCAACAAAAATTAGATCAAGTAAATCAAGATCTTGAGCGCTTAGGGCAATTATCAAATCCCGCAGGTAAACCTTCAGTGAGCAACTGGTAAAAATGCCACGCAATATCACAGTCACTTTTGATGATGGGTCTTCCCATGTTTACCAAAATGCTCCTGATGACGTAACACCTGATGCGGTTGCATCTAGGGCAAAGAAGGAGTTTGGTAAAAACGTAACCGCTTTGGATGGTGGTAGAGCTGCACCTGCTGCTCCAGCCAAACCTCCTGAACGCACATACGGAGAAGCTGCGCAAGACGTAGCCGGAAAACTTATCTCTGGTACTGGTTCTTTGGTTCAGTTTCCGGGTCAGCTTTATGGCTTGGCTACTGGAGATTTTTCCAAGACAGGTCTACTGGGTGCTGGTGAGGATATTCAGAAGTATGGTGAGTCTTTGCTGTCTCCTGCATTGAAGGCCAAAGAAGAGGCAAGAGCGCAGAAGATTCAAGAGGCTGAGAAGACTGGTCAGCTTGCCGCTGCTGGTACAGCATTTACCGAAACAGTAAAAGATCCTGCCCTGCTGGTTGGGTTCTTGGTTGAGCAAGTTCCTCAATTGATCCCTGCTTTGTTAACGGGTGGCGGTACTGCTGCGTTGACTGCTGCTGGTATTGCTTCCAAAGAAGCTGCTGCATTGGTTGCCAGTGGTGCAGCCAAGGAAGCCGCCCAGATTGCAGCCAAAGAGATTGCTGCCAAGAAAGCTGGTGAGCTTGGTGCCAAGGCTGCTGTTGGTATGGGTGCTGTACAGCAAGGCGCTGACGTTGGTGCCGGTGCGTATGAAGACATCTACAAAGCAGCAATTGCCAAAGGTATACCTGAAGCTGAAGCCGCTAAGACTGCACTGAATGCTGCACGGGCTGCTGGTGCATCTGGTGCCATCATTTCTCTGTTGGCTCAAAGACTGCCGGGCGCACGGACACTTGAAGAATCTTTTGCTGGAGTACCCGGCACGACAGGGCGTTTGTTGGGTGCCGGTAAAGGTTTGCTTGGCGAGTCTGTTGGTGAAGTCACCGAAGAGGGCGGCGGCAAGTTTACTCAGAACTTGGCGATGCGAGAAGTCAATCCTGAGCAGGATTTATTGGCAGGTGTTGGTCAAGCTGCTGGTATGGCTGCTATTGGTGGTGGCGGTATGGGTGCTATTGCTGGTGGTCTGCGCACTCCAGAAACAAAACCAGTTGAGCCGCCCGGCAAACCCAAAGTGGAAACGTTACCACCAGCGCCTGAAGTGCCTCCTGAAGCTCCGCCTACGGCTGCAAAACCTCCACCACCTCCGCCTGAGCCTAAGAAGGAATTTAAGCCAGCAGATGTTGAGGCTTTGGCTAACTACACCGAAGGCTTGCCTGAAGATGCAGCCGACGTATTCCAGCGCTTACAGAACAGAGACAGGGCTACTCCCGCCTCTATTCAACAGATGCAAGGTATCGCATCCAATCCTGACTATGATCGCCTGAAGACCTCTCCTGACTTTGGGTCTGGTGCGCCTGTGGTCATCAGCGACATCAAGATTCCTGACAGCCAAATGGGACGGCAAGATATTGTCACTGCTTCAGACGGCAGAAAGATTCCTGTCCAGTATGCAGTTGTGGATGCTGGGGATTTGATGCCGTCTCACACGGCAAGCGGTCAGACAAACACCGAATATGGAAACGTTACCACTCCTGCGATCAGACCCGTGGCTGGTAATGGACGGGTGGCTGGGTTACAGGCCGCCTACAACCTTGATGCAGCAAGCGACTATCGAGCAGCGTTGCAACTTGATACTCAGCACGGGGTAGACCAAGGTGCAATATTGGATATGGAACGACCTGTACTGGTCAGGATCATGCCCAAGTCTTATGTCACGCCTGACATTGGTGATGTGTCCAATGTGGCTGGGCAGTTGCGCTTAAACCCTGTTGAAGCGGCAAAGAATGATGTCAACCGCTTTGACTTAGAGGGCTTGCAGTTTAATGAAGACGGTGGCATCAACGCCAACTCTGTCATTCAGTTTATTCGTGCCATGCCCAAAGAAGAGCAGGGTGAACTGATTGATAAGAATGGTGCGCCAAATGCCATTGCTTTTGATCGACTGAACAATGCTGTGTTTTACAAGGCATATGGCAGCGACAGTTTGATTGACCTGTACGCACAAGCCGCTGACCCAGAAGCAAAGCTGATCTTGCAAGGCTTGGCTAAGGCTGCGCCCAGTGTTTCTCAGTTGGAAGGTGCAGGCGAATACGACATCAGACCAAACATTGTTGAGGCTGCTGAGTTGGCGGTCAATGCTCGTAGACAAGGTATCAAGCTCAAGGATTTTGTTGACCAAGGTCAGCTTGGCGTTGATCCCAACACAATAGCTGTGCTGGAAATGTTTGCTGAACATGGACGTTCTGGTAAGCGCATGGGTGAATTGCTCAGTAACTTGGCAGACAAAGCTTACGACCAAGCTCAAGCCGGTGAGGATATGTTTGGTGAAAAACCAAAACTTCCGTTGGCTGATGTGTTTAAAGCACTGAAGCCAGAAGCTGCGCCCGATCTATTTACAGAACCACCCAAGTTGCCAGAAGTCCCAGAGCCAAAAGACTTTGTAGCCAAGAAGTCAATGGAAGAGATTGCCAAAGAAATCAAAGGCATGACTGCCACTGAACTTTCTCAATGGGCTGTTGACAATGCGCCTAACAGTGCAGCCAAAGCAATTGCTGAAAAGGTTTTGATTCGCATCAAAGAGTTGGATGCAAGGAATTTCTTTGACAAACCTGTTGAAGTGTTAAACAGGGACAACCTTACCTATCGCGGTAGATTTACTTATGCGCTTAACTTTAGCTACGGCAGATTGAAATTTGCTGGATTAAAGAACGGCAAAGCACATAGCGGCACAGGCACAAGATACATCACCATTTTGCATGAGCTGCTGCATGCGGCGACTGTTCCGGCATTAAGCACCCGTGGCAAAGACTACAACGATTTGACAGTTGTTCTTAACAAAGTTAAGAAACAAATTAATGAAGATCAGAAGGCAGGCAAGACACACCCAGTTTTTGACAAGATTAAACGTGGGGCAAACACAATTCAGAATGTCAAGGAACTGATTTCTTGGGGTTTGACCGATCCAGAGTTTCAGGATTATTTGAGCAAGGTAAAGGTTGGCGAAACCAATGCGTTGAATCGCATGGTTGAAATCTTCAGAAAGTTTCTTGGCTTGGATGTTAAGTATCAAACTGCTTTGGATGCGGTGGTTAAGACAACTGACAATATCTTAGAAACACCCACAGAGACAATTGAAAAAGGTATTGGTCGCGGCATTGGAACCAAGAAGGTTGCGCCTGCTGCGCCTGCTGCGCCTGCAACAAAACCTGCTGCGCCCACAACGACTAAGCCTGCCGCTAAAGCTGCTCCGCCCAAGTTAACTGCGCCTGCTGGATTTAAATTAAAAGAAGGTCGCAACGAACAGGTTGTGTTGGCGGCAAGAGAGTTGGCTGCTGGAAGAATTACCAAGCAACAGTATGATGAGTATGTAAATTACTACACTCCCATCGGAGAAATACTTGGCGACAAGTTAGAAGCTCCAATTAATGATGATTTAATGCGGTTAATCTTGGTAAACAAGATTCCTCAGAAAAAAGATCCAAAGCTTGTTAATGCTTCTGTTGCAGACGGCACAAAAGTTGGTTTGCGAATGGACATCCCTGCGTTGGAATGGGGAAGAGATAACGGCGTTAATGGTAGCGTAGTGTCCATCCACGAAGGGAAACCCGCAACCAATGCAGCGGCTGGAAAGAATATCAGCTACAAGTCTGCTGGCGTTTTAAAGAATGCGGTGTTTGCCATTCGCTCTGAAGAGAAAGCGTTTGGCGTTGCTCAAATGAAAGAAGGTCGCGCAGGACAAAAAACACCGCAGCAGACCATTGAAGGTACTTGGGTCAACATGACTCCAGAGGAAATCTTTAAGTCTGTTAAGGAAAAACTCAATGATCCAGAGTGGTCACAAGTCAGTCTTGATCCATTGCGTCACTCATATTTCTATGACAGAAAAACAAAGCAGCCTGTTGTCTCTGCCGATGAAGTGCTGCAAGTAGGTCGCTTTGTCTTGGCAAAGAACGTCAAGTATGCGCCTAGAGAAGAGTTTCTTTATGAGGATGTAGGTAAAGAACAAGCCGAAGAAGAAAGCGTAGGCGACAAACTAAAAGCCAAAGCCTCTGCTGCACTGCAAAAGCGCAAACCATTGGCACCAGAAAGTTTCCAAGGCGTTTCTCCTGACTTCCTTGACAAAGCAAATCCTATCTTTGCTCCTCAGAAGAAGACAATCATTGAACGTCTTGAGGATATGAAAGACCGTTTCTGGCAGCGCCTTGCCCAAGGTATTGCTGACCAGTTCCGCACCATCAAAGAATACAGTGAGCAGGCATACATACTTGCTCGTATGTCAAAGACTGTGGACGGCGCGCTAGAAGGCCTGATGTTCTATGGTCAAGTCTTTAACGACGGCGGTGCTTTGAATATCAAGCAAGGCACAAAAGGATTGATTGAAATCTTGAAGCCGTTGGGTAATGAAGTTGACCGTTACCAAATGTGGATTGCTTTGAATCGTGAATCAGAGTTGCCACCCAACAAGCGGTCACAGATAGATAACTTGGAAGAGCTGGTGCAGCGCAGAAATGAGCTGATTGCTGGTGACATAGATGGTAAGCCCCGTGAGCAGGTTTACAAAGCTGTGCGCACAGAGATGAACAAGCTCAACCGATCTGTGCTGAAAGTTGCGTTGGATGCCGGACTGATCGACTCTACGGCAAATGCCATCGACAGACTGAACGCCAGAATCCAAGACACCTTGAACAACGACAAGCTGTCTGATGCCAAGAAAGATGAGCAGATTGCTGATCTTGAGGCGCAGATTGAAGAGCTACAGAAAAACCCAATTGGCTATGAGCGTTTTATTGCCGACATCAATTACATCCCGTTCTATCGTGAGATGGAAGATGGTGATGTTTCCAAGGTAATGACATCGACTGGTCTGTCGAATCAGCATTTCTCCAAAGCGCTTGAAGGTGGTGTCAGCCCCTTTGCGGATCTGATGGAAAACACTTTGCGTAACTGGAGTCACATCCTGTCTGCGTCTATGAAGAATCAGGCTGCTGCCGCTACGCTGACCGCTGCTGAGAAATTGGGTGGCGCAGAGCCAAACCTCAAAGTGCCGTACTACATGATTGACGGCAAGGTCTACACCCGTGCAAACGATGAGATGGTGGGCGATGGGTCTGTCAAATCTTGGATGACCACGCAGGGTAAAGGCACAGTCAAGGTAATGGTTGAAGGTCAGCCTGTGTACTACAACGTGCTTGATCCTTTGCTGCTAGATGCCATCACTTCTATTGGTTACTTGGGGCCAAAGTCTAAGTTCTTGGATGTGGCAAGAGACTTTAAGAATGTCCTCCAGTTTGGCGTGACCATTTCACCTGCGTTCAAGGTGCGTAACTTGTTCCGTGATTCCATCTCTGCGATGGCTGTCAGTGACCTAAAAAAGAATCCGTTTGCCAACGTGGTTGAAGGTTGGGCGCTGAGTGATAAGGACAATCCTGCACACATCTCAGCATTGGCTGGCGGTGCGGTGTTTAACTTTGGCTCCATCGTTGAGGGAGATCAAGCCAAGTTGGTCAGGCGCTTAATCAAGATGGGCGTGAAAGAAGAGCATATTCTGGACACACCTGAGAAGATCAAAGATCAGCTCAAGAAAGCCTTTGACAAGTATCAGGATTGGGGCAACAAGTCTGAAGCAGCCAACCGCTTGGCTTTGTATCAGCAGTTGATAAACAAAGGCTACGGGCATTTGGAAGCCTCCTACTATGCCAGAGACTTGCTGGACTTCTCTATGCAGGGATCATGGCCTGCCTTCCGTCTGCTGACGCAGGTTGTGCCGTTCTTGAATGCCCGTGTACAGGGTCTGTACAAGCTGGGTAAGGACGGCATCAATCCTACTGTGCGGGTGTTCTACAACTCCATCACAGGTAAGCCGATTGAGCAGACTGATAAACAGAAAGCCGAGTCCTTTGGAATCGTTACCAGCGCTGTGTGCCTTGCATCCTTAGCCTTGTACTTTGCCTTCAAGGACGATGACGAGTTTAAGAAGCGGGATGAATGGGATCGGGATAACTTCTGGTGGTTCAAGCTGCCCGGCATGGACTATGCGCTGCGCATTCCCAAGCCGTTTGAGATTGGCGCATTTGGCACATTGGCTGAACGCACTGCCGAGCAGATCTTTGACAAGGGCGCAGAAGGTAAGCAGTTTGAGCAGTCTTTGGGTCGCATGATTACAGACACCTTTGCGTTTAACCTGCCGCAGTTTATGAAGCCGCTGGTGGACTTGTATGCCAATAAGGATTCATTCACTGGTGCGCCTATTGAATCTGCTGGCATGGAGCGTTTATCCAAGCAAGAACGTGCGACAGACACCACCAGCCCCTTGGCTATTGCCTTGGGTGGATTGAGCAGCATAGGCCCCGGAGAAGGCCTGTCTCCTGTGCAGGTGGACTATGCCATCAAAGCCTACTTTGGATGGCTTGGCGGCACCATTGCTGAGGCATCACACTATGCTGTCATGCCGTTCAAACAGGGCGCATATCCTGACACCAAGTGGGTAGACAAGGTGAGCGTTGGATTCATCAAGTCGCTGCCTGCCAACCAGTCCAAGTATGCAACCGCCTTCTATGAGAACAACAAAGAAATCAGTCAGGCATACGCTGACATGCGGCACTACGCTGAGATTGGGGATTCCGACAAGGTGTTGAAAATCTTGGAAGAGAAGAAGGACAAGATTGCCCTGTCCAAGTTCTACGACAAGACCGCCAAGAGCATGGCTAAGGTCAGGCTGCAAATCCGTGTGATTATGAATGACACTACGATGAGTGGCGCTGCCAAGCGAGAAGAGATTGACCGATTAAAAGAGATCATCTCCATGCTGGCACAACAGGCCGAGGACACACGCAAAGCTTACGGGAAATAGTGGTAACGTTTCCACTAATCTCCGCAAAAACAAGACAAGCCTTCTTCGTTTGGGTCGAATAGGTTTGTCTGTGCTTGCGAGTAGGTAAGCATAGACGCATATCCCGGCCTGTCAGTTCGGAACTTATCGCCATCCTTAATCTTTGGGATATCAATGGATGATTCCATTTTTGCCCACCAAGTAGCCCTGCTTGGTTTTTCTGCAATCAAAGAAAATATTTGTGACGCACCTTTGAGAAAACAAAGATCACAGTTTCCGTGATAGGTAATGCCGTTGATATTTGGCAAGCCCAAGTCAAACGGCTGCTCGCGCCAAAACTTACCTACATCTTCTTTGGTTATTCCATCTTGAGCAAGCGGCATATATCTTGTTACGCCTTTTCTCCCGTCAGATGGATTGGCTCTGATCTTTGCCACCCGCCGCTGTTCATCCGCCCTGATTCCAATAAGGTTGTCCCACTCAGTCCAACCAATTCCTTTTAGGTATCTTTCAAAGGTTAAGATTTTTAAATCGACAGTGCAAAACCTAGCGATGGGATTTGGCAAATAATTCTTTTTCTTGATGAGCGCCTCAAACGGCTCCCCGTTTCTACTGGCTGTTTCGTATGTCACCACCTCGTATGGTGGTTCAGCATCACGATATTCCAGCCAAACTATTGGAACATTCCAATTGGTTTCGCAATCATGGACAAACTTCAGTGTGGCCTCATCCTCTTTGCCTGTATTGGCAAACATGACCACGGCCTCCTCTGGTAATCCATTGTTTTCTTGAAGCACACGCCAAAGCAAATAAGCTGATGTCCTGCCGCCGCTAAACGAAATGCAAGTTGGCGCATCTATTTTGTATGGATTCATTGAGCGTCCAAAAGCCTTTCGATGGTTATGTTTAGAGCATCAAGCTCATTCATTTTCTTGATCTTCCACATCCGTTTTTGTCCATGCCAGCCCATCATGGAACCTTGGTGGCAGTCTTTACACAGAGCAACCACGCAATACTGAAGTGACTGTTCTATGTGGTGAGCATCTGATGGGGCAGGCGCATCACAGACAGAGCAAGGGAGCATCTTTACTCTGCCTATGTGAGCCTTTTGTTTAGCGGATAGATTGTTGTTCAACTTTGCGCAATTCTTTAAAGACCCAAACCATTGTGCTGTTCAGGTCGTGAGTGATTGCCTCATTCAATTCATATATGCCATCGTAATTTTTGTGAAGCAGCTTTTCGTTCATTGCCTTTAGGTTTTTCTCTACCCGCAACAAATAGGCAGACCAGTCATCCAAATCTTGCATTTCTTTCCCTTATCATGTCTTCTGCTATGTCATAGGCTGTCTTGGAAAAGTCTGGCATTGTCATACCAGTCTCGCTGATTAAGGCTTGCATTACCTTAGCCGCAAAGTAATCCACCAGCATCATGCCTTCATCGTACCCGTTGGATACGGGAGCCATGTTCTGCCAATTGTTTGTTGGAAATGCGCTCTTCATAATCTTTTCTCCCTTTCTTTCATCATGGCCTCCGCCCTGTTGAAGGCATACTCTGCTGCTATTTCGTGTGGTTGAGTAGAAGCCATCACAGCAAAGGCTGCGTACCAGTCAAGCATTGTGATTTCTTGGATGGACACAGGCTCAGGCTTTGGAACAAGGGCTTCAATGCCCTCAGACTTTTTTCGCACCATGTTTGCCCCCTACGGATTGATTGAGAATCATGGCTCCAATCTGCGCAGAAAGAATATCGGCAATAGATTCGCCACCCACGGAAATACTGCTGGCGCTCTCGTTCTCTTGGACAACAGCAATCGCATCTCTCAGCCCTTTGTTGTAGCCGCCATTGAACACATCATCGCCTTCTACGATCAAGGTGATCGCGTCACGCACCAGCGCAGTGGCTTTGCGTTGACCCGCTGCCTCTTTCAGTTTTAAATAAATATCCTCTCTCAGGTGTACAGAGTAGGGGATCAGCCGTTTCGTTTCCATGCTTTAAATTCCTCGTTGATGTTTAATAAAGTTTGTGATGCCTCTGCGTTGGTCTTCAGCTCGGTGCGTGAAATGACACCCAACTCAGAACGCAACCAGTCTGTTGCCAGCTTTGTGTTGGCCTCTGGAATAAGTCCCAGCGACACCAACCACTCATGGAATTTTGGGTCGTTGCATAAAATTCCTGCAAGCTGCACCACATCGCGTGGCAAGTCGTGATCTCTGTTCATTGGCTTTTCTTCGCCGTTGAGTCTGACCATTACCACCTGATAACGTGCGCCAACAAAATCACGCAGGATTTCGTCAGGCACTTCGTCAGGATGAATAGACAGGGTAAGTACATACCCCGTCTTATCCTGTTTCATTGCTACTTTTACGCCCTCAAACTGACTGGTCTTCATGGTCAAAAGGGTACGTCTTGGTCATCAAGTTTGTCAAACTTGGGCGCAGGTTCAGCGGCCTTGGGCGGCACATAGGGGTTGTCTTTTGGCTTGGGCTTGTAGTTATTCCAAGACATCCGATACCACTCTCCGTATTGGCCTGTCATCTTCCATACGCCAAGCTTGATAATGATGTCATCTCCATCGTGTTCCTCCAGCAGCTGCTTGAGGGCTGATCTTTCCATAACCAGTTCGCCCACCATGTCAGGTTTTGCAGGGGTGTCTTTGTACTTGTTTGCGGAAAGCTTTCCACTGTTTGGATACTGTGCCATTTTTATTCCTTGAAGTTATCTTTGCGAGCTTTGAATTCACCAAGCAAAGTTTGGTATTGATCTGCGTCCAAGTCTTTCATCTTGTCAAAGATTTCTCTGTTGACCTTGAAGATATTGGTCACATCACTTTCTGATGCAGCAGCTTGCAATTGGATGGCTGCTGAACTTTTCACAAGATCAATCCACTCTTGAATGGAGCAGTTCTCGTCAGCCGTTATGGAAAGTTTCCACTCGCCTGTGTTCTTGCCTTCCATCTTTGTTGGTGGTTTCTTTGGGGTCACCTTTACAGGCTCAGATTTCTCTTCCTGTTTGGTTGCGTCCACGGAATCAGCCTCGACAATCTCCATCGCTAGTAGCCACAGATACCTACGCAAATAGGTATGTGTGCTACCTAGCAACTGAATGGGCTGACCTTTGGCGGCCTCAGCGTAGACGATGGGCGTAGAGAATTCAATCTTGCCTTCGCCTTCTGCGTCATAGACTGTCAGGGTTGCTGTGTCACCAAAGGTAACAACACCGCACAGGCCAACCTCATCAAAGATTTTGTGGACTGTAGGAATGAAGTCACCCAGTTCGTAGTATTGCCATCCACCATAGGTGTTCAGGCCTGATTTTTTTATGTTGGCTCTCGAAAGCTGCAATCTAGCAGCTTGCAGTTTTTTATAGACTGACATTGGTTTCCTTAATAGCAAGTTGTGTTGCAAGAATTGCCGTAGCAGCAAGTGGTGCAAGTGACAGTGCGCCCGTTTTGGGAGTAGGTGCTGTAGGTGCATGATGCCCAAACCATTGTGGTGGAGGCGGCAATCCAAACGGCAAAAAGAACTTTTTTCATGGTGTTTCCTTTGATGAAAGATAGGTTTGATACTGACTACAAAATGCGCTGACCTGACAGTAGGATTCACATCGTGTGCGCGAACCGGGGCGGTGTTCAATGAAGTAGCCTTTTGGGGGCATCGCTAACTCCGCCTCGTCCCTACTGTCGTGCAACGACTTTGCTCTTACGCCGCCTTCTTTCTTGACGGCAAATTTCTCTGGCTTTTCCCACATCTCTTCTGCTGTGCATTCAGCCATCTCTCCATCTGTTTCGCTGTCGAAATAGGCTGCACTGTGCAAGTGGATGCGTTCATTGATGTATGCCTCTCTCTGTTCCATAGGCCACAAAGGTATGTCTATTGTGGCAATGGGTGAGGATGGATAACCTTCTTTGGCTGTGTCTCTTGCTGACCAATCACGCACGATGGCAATGATCTGAAGTTTCTTGACAGGCTGTTTCTTTACCTTCTCTACCAGCCACGCATAGATGTTGAGCTGGTTGTGCCAGTCCTGTTTCTCATTCATCACAGACCATGCGCCTGTGACTTTGTAATCGGAGATGATGATTCCATCCTCTTCAACTTCTTGTAGGTCAATCGCCCCGCTGAGTTTCCATCCCTCATGCTCGGCAAAGATACGTTCCTCCACGATGTGATGGGAATCTTTTCCATGCTCAAGAATGTTGTGAACGGCAGAGCCGAACAGCGCCCATACCATCTCGCTGGCATCAGTCTCAATCTCATCCCAATGCTTGCGTTTGAGTTGTACGATACGAGGGCTGTTGAGCAACTCTGTCACGGATATGTTTGCCTTCCCCTTGGTATAGGTCGGGCGTTGAATGACATTGACGAATGTCTGCGGCAGTCCAAATTTGTTTGTTAGTTTCATGGCTAGTCTTCCAGCAAACCAATTTCTTTTAGAAACGCTGGTGTCGAATCGTAAAAGGATCTACAGATTTCAAGATACTGATCTCTCGGTATGTTGTAAATATGGGCGCTAACCGCAGTCCCAATTCCAAAAATTGTCTGAACAACCATTGGATCTTCGCCATCCATTACCCATTTGTTCATGGTTTCTATAGCTATATCCAAAGCGCGATCTGCTCTTTCTCCATCCAATTTATCATTCATTTATTATCCTCCTGTCTGTTGATTGGCATTGCAATATACCTGATGAATTGTGTGATGTCAAGCGGTATGTTATAACTGGTACATTCAAAACTCTGGAAACGTTACCACTATGCGCAGGGCAAATCGTGTGGATGCCAATCAGGATCAGATTGTTGAGACTTTACGGGCTTGCGGTGCATATGTACGGGTGGTAACGATGGGGGATGGGGTTCCTGATCTGCTGGTTGGATACAGGGGATATACGCTGCTGCTGGAAGTTAAGGATGGCAAGAAGCCTCCGTCTGCGAGGGAGTTGACTCCGGCAGAGAAGAAGTTCTTTGATGAGTGGACGGGCGGAATGCTGGCAGTGGTGAACAGTGTTGAAGAGGCTTTAGAGATTTTGAAAAAATGTGTATGATTGTGGCGTGGTAAGCAGTTGCCACTGTTGATTGGTTTCATGTTGGTTCTCTTGTGGGGTCTTGATCGACCCCACTTTTTTTAAATTTACCGTATACTTGACCCATCATGAATACATCCCTCGACCTTGCTCTACCCATAACCTCTGGGTGTATTGTCAGTCTGGCAACCAAACGATATTGATCCCCTTACATGGGGATGCGGCACAGATGGCGAGGTGCGGCAGACTGTAAATCTGTTTGCCTTCGGGCAGAGTTGGTTCGAATCCATCCATCCCCACCATGCCCAGTTGGCGAAATTGGCAGACGCAGCGGTCTTAGAAACCGAAAGCTGAAGGTTCGAGTCCTTCACTGGGCACCACTTGACACAGCCTGAAATTTGTGTAAAATTATTCGCAGCTAGGACGTGGAACTCCAATGCAATTGAGCCGTTAAGTCAAACTCCGACCCCGCATGGGGTGCCATTTCTCCAAAAGAGTGATGGGTTCCACCGGGGTTTGACTTAACGGTTTTTTTTATTGTTTGTTTCCATGCGCAGCCGTACTCCATACGATATTAAGCACCTGCATGGGTGGCGTGGAAGAGAACACCGATCCCCAAGGACGTAGATCCGGCGTGATGCACCCGCGCCCCCTAGTAGCGAAAGCGAACAGGATATACAGACTCCCACTTAAATGGGGAAAAGCCAGTTGATTCAGCAGTGGTAACCATTCCACTAATCACGCACAGAAGGCCAGCGAGGTTCTCTGTGACGTAAGTGAATAGGCAGCGGAATAGCTCTCCGATAGCCGACAGTAGGGGAAACCCGAACACGGTAGAGTAGTCTGGTAAAGGATCCGTGGAGCCGCACTCCTCTGGCAGGCAGGCTTCATGGGTAAGAGTAATCTTACATGGGGATATAACTGGTAGGTGTTTGTCCTACCTGTGTGGTAGATGAATAATAGTGTATAGTTGTGCAACATTGTGCAAGGAGGCGATATGTGGGATGTGCTGGTAACGTTGATCCTGATGGGCTTTGGCGCATTCATGGTGATTGTTTTGGGTGCTGTGTTTATTGCAGCGCTTTTCTATATGCAGAACGGAGGACGGGATGACTGAGAAAGAAGAAACATTGATGGATGGGTTTGGCACAGGGCAGTTGCGCTACGTTGCCATCAAGGTCAACGACAAGATGCTTCAGTTCAATGCAGACGATGGTTTTGGAAAATTGTTTACAAACCCGCTGAAGACTGACAACGGTTTAACTGTTGGCGAGCGCAACAGGGCGGCACTGCATAGACGGTTGGACGCATGGCTTGATGGCACATGGCGGGAGGACAAGGATGATTGAACCAACAACACCTGACGAGGATGAAGCATTCAACGAGATTGAGCGCATGAGCAGGGTGAAGCAAGAGCTAATCAGGTGGCAGATGGAGCCAGTCAAAACGCAACAGCAAGTCTATGACGAGCTGCGCAACGACATCCTTGAGCAAGTGGCACAGGACATTGAGAAGTTCAAAGGCTTTGGTCAGGACACCATCAGCAGTTTTGCAATCTACATCAGGGGAATGAAGAAATGAAACTGCGGATTAAACGAATCAAACAATACAGGGTTTGCTTGCAGGGCTGGTTTGAATCTGCTGGCTTTTTGGCTAGAGAAAAACGCAACAAAGAAAAACGTAGGTTACTGCGTGAGCGATACATGCGCGGTGAATATGTGATTATTGACGGTCAAGCTTGGATGCAGGAGGACAAATGAACAACCCACCAGCATTTCCAAGCAAGCAAAAGGCTCTGATGATTAAGTCCGAGCACATTGGCATTGCCAGCGAATATGAGATTGAGCACAACGGCATGACCTTGCGGGACTACATGGCGGCTAAGGCTATGCAGGCGCTAATTGACAACGATGGTTTATTTTCAGAGATACCAGCACAGGCTTACGCATTGGCAGACGCAATGCTTGCCGCAAGGGAGAACAAATGAGTTTCAGAGATTCAATGAGCAAATTTATTCGTGAAGTCACAAGGTCAAAGACCATCCACGAAACCATAGCCAAGGAACTGCGGGAGGCGCACTTGAAGAAACTTGAAGCCGAGTCAGGTGTTGAGTATGCCCAGTCAGTTGTCTTGTACAACGAGCAACGCATTGCACGACTGACCGCACGGTTGACGCAACACACAGAAGAAGGGTACTACACATGAATGCAAAAAAACTGCAATGTTTAACCACCGCATCTTGGTTGCGGGGGTATGCGGGTTCGTTGGATGAGTTTAAACATTCGTCACTTATTCACAAGCTAAATCAAGCGTCCGATTTGTTGGCAGAAACATGGGATGAATACGCCAAGGCAAACGGATATGAAGACATCAAAGTACCTGTATTGGAGAAGCAACCATGAGACAAATTTACATCTGCGTCCGATGCAAACGCCATATTTTGACAATCATTACACGATGCCCTCATTGTGGAGGTAATCCGCAATGACAAAAGATGAAGCATTGAAGCTGGCGCTTGAGGCGTTGGAAACAGAGTTGTCTATTGATTGGACAAACAATGATGAGTTCAACGCATCAGCGGAAAAAATGCACGAAGCCATCACCGCCATCAAAGCAGCCTTGGCACAGTCAGTCGTATGGGTAGGGCTGACGGATGAGGAAAAATCAGAACTGTGGGAATTTAGTCGTGCGGCATTGCCCAGATATGCAACATATGCAAGCCTAATTGAAGCCAAACTCAAGGAGAAGAACACATGACAAAAGATGAAGCATTGAAGCTGGCGCTTGAATTTATTGAGAATTCGGAGTGTGGAACCGCAGACCTTGAAGCTCGTATCAAAGAAGCCTTGGCACAGCCAGAGCAGAAGCCTATGGCGTGGAAACTTCCTGACAAGAATGTGGTGTTTTGGGAGGACACAAAAGAGGTGGACGAATATCATGGGTTTGAACCAACTATTCCTCTTTACCCACACCCACAGCGCACATGGGTAGGGCTGACGAGAGCAGAGCGTTTTGAAATTGAAAAGGCCATGTCGAAGTATTACGACTACCAACACGAGTGCAAAACTGTTTGCTTGCCTGAATTTGCCGCCGCTATTGAAGCCAAACTCAAGGAGAAGAACACATGAACAGAACCACTTGCCCCAATGGAATGGTTGATACTTGTTGTGAAAATTATGACCACTGTTCCCTTAGTTATTACGACAAAGATGCTGAAATCAAACGCCTCAACGAAAAGATTGAATTCCTTGCCAGAGCCAATATGCTGTACAGCGATTGGGAGCATCGTGAGACTCAGGTTACAAGCGAGTTAATCCGCAAAGGCATTGAGGAACACAAAATCAATGCCGAGCTACGAGCAGAGATTAAACAGCTTAAACAACGCACATGGGTGGGGTTGACGGATGAGGAGATTGATGCAGTGACAGACTCGCAATGGGCAAAAGGTGTCAACAAGCCAATCTATGCAGCGCATCGTGCTTATGCCCGAGCCATTGAAGCCAAGTTAAAGGAACGCAACACATGATTGATCGACTGATCCTAAGCGCAGTGCTAGGTACAGCGGGATGGAATGGTCTGTTCCCTGACCCACCGCCACCGCCGACACCGCTGACATTAAAAGCCAAAGCCAAAGAGCGCAGCCTAAGTCAGGTGTGTTCTCGAAAGGGACACAAGAAGCAAAGTGAAACAGTTAAACGTATATGTAGAGAATGGAAGGAGCAACAACGTGCTTGAAGCAATCAGAACATTTTTTGGTAGATCGCGTGGTTCGCATGGTGATCGCAGGACTGTTGTGCAAGAAGGACTTGTCTGGCGATGCAACAACTGCTATCTTATTTTTTTAACTAAATCGGCTGGAGAAAATCACAAATGCCAAGACCCAAGACTGAGTTGACTAGTAATCCAAAAATTGTTGGGGCAAGGCTGACACAAGAATTGTTTAAAGAATGGAGAAAACTTGGAGGGGCAGTATGGTTGAGAAAATTTTTGATGGAGAGTAGGAGGCAAAGAGATGCAACAGAATCTAAATAAACTGAGGCTGTCTTTCGAAGGATGGATGGCAGCAAAGGGGCGATCCGAGCAGCTCAAATGGATCGGTAACAAGTATGAACATCCACGAATTCAGTCTCAATGGACTGCGTTTGTGATGGGATGGACGATGTGTAATAACCAAAAAGGATAAAAATGTTAAACATAGAAGCAATCAGAATCGACAAAGGAACACAATCTCGCGTAGCTATCAGCCAAGAAACTGTGGATGATTACGCAAGGCAGATGGACGATGGGGCTAGGTTTCCACCAGTCATTGTCTTTCACGATGGTGTTGAGTATTATTTGGCAGATGGTTTCCACCGCTACTTTGCCAACCGCAAGCTCAAGCGGGATGGTATTGAGGCTGACATCCTAAAGGGGACGCTGCGCGAAGCCATCCTGTACAGCCTGAAAGCCAATAAATTACACGGACTGCGCCCAAGCAACGAAGACAAGCGCAATTCAGTCATCAAAATGCTGAACGACCACGAATGGAGGGAGTGGGCAGACCGAGAAATAGCCCGTCATTGTGGTGTTTCCCATGTTTTTGTAGCAAAAATGCGCAAAGAAGTGGCTGGTGGACAGGCGCAAGATACTCGTAAATTCAAGACCAAAGCTGGTAACGTTTCCACCTTTACCAACCGACCCGTCCAAGAACCCGAACCTGAAGCCCCAGCCTACGATGAAAAGCAAGAGATGCTGGAAGCGTTGATTGCCGAGAATGAAAAGCTGTCTGAGCAGCTTGCCATCGCCACGATTGACGGCACCAATGAAGAAAAAGACCTTGCCCAAACCCTGATTTCCGACCAGAAGGAAGAGATTCGCTTGCTCAAAATTGAATTGGTTGCTGTCAAAAAGAGCAGAGATATGTTCCAAGCGGAGAATGCCCAGCTCAAAAAGCAAGTAGCCATGCTGCAAAAGAAACTGAAGGCGCACGAAGATGCTTGAGCTGCGCGGCTATCAGAACGATACCTTGGAAGCTCTGCGTCTAGGTTTTGCTCAAGGCAGACAGGCGCAGATTCTTTACGCCCCAACAGGCGCTGGCAAAACAGAAATGGCTATTGCCTTGTTGGAAGCCACTCGCAAGAAGGGCAACAGGGCAGCGATGCTGCTTGACCGGATCATCCTTTGCGACCAGACCAGCCAACGGCTTGAGAAGTATTCCATCGACCACGGGGTAATGCAGTCAGGTCATTGGAGATACAGACCGCATGAACGCATCCAAGTTTGCTCTGCTCAAACGCTGGAAAGGAAGGGTGAATTCCCCGGCCTAAACCTACTGATCGTTGACGAAGCACATCAGACACGGCAGCAGACGATGGAGTTCATCAAGAACAATCCTGACATCAAGGTCATCGGGCTGACCGCTACACCTTTCACCAAAGGGCTGGGCAAGACATACACCAATGTCGTGTCCACAGTCACCACCAAGCAGCTTGTGGATCAGAATGTTCTTGTTCCCCTCAAAGTCTTTATCTCAAAAGAGATTGACATGACAGGGGCAAAGAAGGTTGCTGGTGAATGGAGTCAGATCGAAGCCACCACAAGGGGCATGAAGATCACTGGCGACATCGTTGCCGAGTGGGTAAAGAAAACCCATGAGATATTTGGCAAGCCGGTCAAGACCATCGTGTTCTGTTCAGGTGTAAACCACGGCGCAGATTTGGCGCGGAAGTTTGCTGAACAGGGATACAACTTTATTTCCGTCAGCTATCGGGATGATGAAACCTTCAAGCGAGATGTGATTGAAGACTTTGCCAAGCCTGACACAGCGATTCATGGACTGATAGCCACCGACATCCTGACCAAAGGTTTTGATGTACCTGACGTAATGATCGGGGTATCGGCAAGACCATTCAGCAAGTCCTTGTCCTCCCATATCCAGCAGATGGGGCGCATCATGCGCGGCTGCGAGGGCAAAGAGTTTGCGGTTTGGCTGGATCATTCAGGCAATTACCTGAGATTCAGGTCAGATTGGGAAGATATTTTTGAGAATGGTGTGGATAAGCTGGACGATGGCAAAGAAAAAGCCAAGCGTGAACCCACAGAACGAGAAAAGGAGGCGGCAAAGTGTCCAGTTTGTGAATCCTTGTGGCCTTCTAACTCAGATGCGTGTAGTAACTGCGGTCATGTGCGCGAAAGAAAGAACAAAGTCATTGAATTGCCGGGGGAGTTGAAGGAACTCAAAGGCACCATGTCCAAAGCTGACAAGCAAGAGTGGTGGTCAATGCTGCAATGGTATGTCCAAGTACAGGGCTGGTCGGCTGGACGGGCAGCTCATGTGTACAAAGATAAGTTTGGAGTATGGCCTCGCGGTTTGGTTGACCGAGCCATCCCACCCAGCGCAGAAGTGGTTAGGTTCATCGACAAAGGCATCAAAGCCTACATTCGGCAGATCAGAAGGGGAAGGTAATGGAGTTGGTAGATTTTTGTCGGGCGCATGGAATCATCATAGATGCGCCACCACCAATTGGATACTGGAAACGTTACCACACAGTTGACCACCCAAAGAAGATGAATGGGGCTGTCAAGTTCATGGGCGACCATGCCTTTGTGCAAAACCATGCGACTGATACAGAGGTGTCCATATGGAAGCCTGACTCAATCAATGAGAGCAAGCGCAGAGACTATGTTCTGCTGGCGCAAAAAGCCGAGCAGGAAAAGATTCGGATGCAGGAAAAGGCGGCAGCCAAGGCAACGGAACTGCTCAAAGCATCGGTCTTAGCCAAGCATCCATACCTGAAAGCGAAAGGATTTCCGGACGAACAAGGCTGGGTTAACGAAGACAAGCTCATCATTCCTGTTCGCGTGGAAGGTGAACTGGTCGGATGCCAAATCATAGATGAGACAGGGACAAAGAAGTTTCTGTATGGTCAAAGAACATCGGGCGCATCGTTTGACTTTGACAATAAGGGAAAACATTATCATTGCGAAGGCTATGCAACTGGTCTGTCATTGCGCCATGCCTTGCGAAGTTTGAAGCGTAACTATGTGATTCATGTATGTTTTTCTGCCCACAATTTGCTGAAGCTGGCGCAAAAATTCGGAGGGTATGTTATTGCTGACAACGATGAAAGCGGTACAGGCGAGAGGATTGCGAAGCAAACAGGGCTACCATATTGGATGAGTGATGTAGTCGGAGAAGATGCCAACGATGCCCATCAGCGGCTCGGTCTGTTCAAGTTCACACAAAGCCTGACCCAATCATTGCCGATACGATGACATGGTAACTTTTTCAACATACAAGTTATCAGACAGTTTTTCTAACATCATCAGACCCTCTAGGATTTCCATGCCTAAATGGAAACTTTGTTCACCCTGACCTATGTATTCGGTTCGGACTGTCACAACACCCTGATCGTCCTCCATCAGGAACAGGGCAAACAAAGTCTTGGCTGGCTTTTGTTTCATCGACCTAGCTCAATTTCCATTTTGATGTACTCCTTGTATGTGTCCAAAATAATTTTTTCGGTATCCTCGTCAAAAAACTGTGCGGCTACATCGCCATCCGCATGATCCAGTTGTCTCAGGATAAAACTTACCCCAGCAGTCAGGGCGCACTCGGCAAGATTTTTTATTTCGTACTCGGTCATCATAACCCCTCTGCTATTTCTGCGGCGGCGGCTTTGGCGGCTTGCACTTGTTCTTTCGTCATGCCTTGCGCGATCATTATTGCCAACGCTAGAGCCAAGTTGCTTTTGTCCTCAGTCTTGGCGGTCAATCCAAGGATCAAGGCTTGGGTAAGGGCTTGTGTTCGGCTGATAGTTTCGGTCATGCTGCCACCTCTTTCATCTCATCCACCTGTAAAACGAATTCTTCGGCATGGACTACTTTGAAATCTTCATCCCCAATAAATTCATCTCTTGCTACTTGCCTCGCGTGTTCCTCGTCATCCGCATGGACTTCTAAAAAATAAACCTGATGCTCAATCCGAGCATATTGAACTTTGTATTTGGGCATGGTGTTCTCCTTAAAACAAACAGACTTGGCAACTGGAAAAATTCGCACGATAGGTAATCGTTTTATCTGTCTCGCGGATTTTTTTGCCAGCGGATTTGCTCATGTTGATGTTCTGCTGTAACAAGGGGCGCAACTTTGAATCGGTATAGTCAAAGTCCACGACCTTGTTTGTTTCCTTGTCAATGACCGCGATTCCATTCCCGCAACCTCTGTATTTCTTTTCTAACAGATCACTCGGGATGGAATAAACCTTTTCATTTGACTTGCGGTTTTCTTTGCATTGCTCAATTGCGCGGTTGACATAGGTTTGCATGACCTCATCGGGTTCGTTGGCAGTCTTACCATCGTCATGCAAGAACATGGCGACCAAGCGCGGAAAGTTCCCAACCTCAATACCTTGCAAGACAAAGCCATTCATCATCTGCATGAGGCGCGGCTGACCCATAAGTGTGATGCCCATGACATCAATGGCACTCCATTTATTCTGTAAATCTTCAAACATTTGCGTTCTCCTTGTAAATTTTTCGGGCTTGGTCAAAAGGTAAATTGTTCAAAATCTGAATTGATTCGGATGGACTGATGCGGACTGCCTTACTAATTTCGTAAAGCTGTCCGTCCCTTGTAAAAAGGGTTTTTGTCTTCATCAGTCGTTTCAAATCCTTGTCGATCAACCAGTTCGTGAGCAAATCACCAAAAATGGTTTCGTGCGTCTGCTCTAAAAGCATTGGTTTGCCTGTGGTCGGATCATTCCATTCGCACACAATTGGTGGCAAAGTCTTGGCATAGGCATCTATCTCTTGTGCTAACTGCCAAGGGGTTACATGGTCGCACCCACCATGTCCGTCATTGCTTACCAACCCTTCGCGTTTGCCATTGATGTAAATCGCTGCCTCGAAGCAGTTTGTCTCGCGGCTGGCAAACTCGCTGTGCTTGATGTTTTTCAGTTCGATCTTCATGCTTGTTCCTTTGCAAATTTAATAGCCGATTCCCATATACACAAGGCATCCATGATGCTTGAGTAATACTCGCTAAATTCTTGATAAAGATCCTCATGGTCTTCGTGGTATCGACTAACGAATTCTCTAACCACAGTCTCAGGGGCAACCGCTACACACTTGCCATAGGCTTTGATAAATTCCTCGTCTTTGCTCATGCTGTCATCCCATTCTCAACATCTGTGCCGTATGTACATAGTTCCAAGTCTCTGCGTTCCGTGTATTCGTGGCGCAGTTCGGCATCGGTTTGGTTGTCATAGCCAACAAAGCCACAACGCAAAATTTCACAAATCCAACCCTTCATGTAGTTTCTGTCCAAGTCTTGCAAATCATCGTCCAGCAAAATGCTGATGATCTGCTCGCGGTCTAGTTGATCGGCTGGCAGAGAAAAAATTGTGTCAAATGATTCAATCTTCATGGTTCGTTTTCCTTTTTGTTGGGATTCATTCCATCCAGCAGTCCAAATAAATCTATCTCTGTCGGATAGATCTTGTTCGTTGTTGCGTCTTTCCCATTCGTGAAACGCATCATTGGCATCGGTCATCATTCGTACTCCTCTGCCTCGCCTATTCCCATTTCTTCTACTATGTCTTCAGGAATATTGCCCTTGGAAATTTCATAGCACTCATCCTCGCCATCGTTCCAGCGACCGCAAAAATCACAACCAGTTTCAGCGTAATAGGCGCAAATTTCGTACCCCATCGCCTTCAATTTTTCGTATGCGACACAAGGGGGCGACCATGCGCTATCAAAATTTACAGAAAAACTGTTACCTATAACAGTCGCCTCTTCGCCATATGAAGGGTGATAACCTACATCCCACTTCGTACCCCATTCGTTAACGCAGTATTCCCACCAAGTCGGGTAACCATACTTTTCAATATTGGCGGCTACCTTGGCATCGTTTGCTTTTTGTTCTTCTTCGTCACTTGTCCAACCCTTTACTGTTTCCATCAGTTCGGATGGACAAGGGACTAGAGTCTGCAAAAATTTGCCAGCGTTCCATGCGTCTGCGGCTTTTTGGATCATGGCTGGGTCGGAATGGCTGATCGTCATTGTGTTGTTGCACCAGTTTGGCATGATGGTTCTCCTCAGTTGTAATGGTTAAGTGCTTGGGTTCGGATGCTGTCCAGCATGGCAAGCGCGGCAGTATGTTGTCTTTCAACTGCTGGTTTTGTGCATCGTTCGGATGATTGAATCAATGTCTGATTAAAGTCGGTGAATGGTGAAAAGGTAAAAAAATAATCTTCTTGGATGCCGACCTTGGCGGTGGTGGTAATGTTTCCACTTGATCGTTTCATTGTGGTAACGCAGATTTTTTGGTTTTCTTTGAACGGCAAAAATGATTCTGCCATCCAAGTGCCATAGCATGATTTGAAAATTTTCATTCGTATGATCCTTTCTGTTTTGGCAAAAGTGCCACCCAAACCCTGACAACAGGGCTTGAATAGTGTTTTACATATCAAAGGAATAATCTTCTAGACTGGTTACAAGTCCGTCAAAGTCTTCGTTTTTGCCCAAAATGTCAGCAAGTGCATAAACAATGTCGCGCGGATAGTCTTCACACAGGCTCTCTAAGTATTCCTTGCGGTTTGAAAATCCGTTTAACTGGTATTCGTTTGGTATATTCATGGTCTGCCTTTCGTTGGTTGGTTCGGATGGTATCTGTTAGGTTGGGTATCAACCTAACAGGCAGTATCGTGATCGTGATTCTGCCTGTCCAGTGAATTTTTTCTATCGGTTCGGGGTGGTCGATAGTCGGGCTTCTTGTCTGCCCTGTTCGATTAATCTTCGCGCCTCGGTGCGGTGCGGTATCGTTTCGGATTCGATCATGTGGCGGAGTGTTTCGGCTGGGGTTTTGCCCTTTTCATAGGCATAGCCAGCGCGGATATATTCGGATTCGGGGTGGTTCATGTTGTCCCTTTCAATAATTTATTGCAAGCGTTTTCGTAAATTTCCCTCGCGTTTTCGTTCAATGTTTCCACCGATAGCATGGGCGATGGTTTGAAATAACGCATGAGCTTGCACAATCTTGCGTATTCTTTTGACCATTGCCCATTATGACAATGGGACAATGCCAAAAAATAAGCCTCGCAAATATCAAAGCGATCAAAATACATGATTAACCTTTCAAAATAAATCTAGGGTTGTGTCTTTTCGGGGTGCTGCTGGCGGTGGTTGCAATTGGAAGTGCGCGGATTCTTCTTCTTTGAAGTGGTCGGCATCGGCTCGCGGCTCAAAATCCCCCAAAGTTCCGTCCCAATAATGGGTTGGATGCGGTTCTACTTTGAAGGTTTTGGCGACTGCCAGCACTTCGTCTGCTGTTTTTTTGTGCTCGCACAATGGCATTTCTTGGTAAATTAAACTCCAGCCGTGGGGCGAGTGCGAAAGATAGCATTTTGGGGTTTCGGTCGGTTTCATTGGTCATTTCTCCATTGTTTACAGGGTCTACGGCTCAAATAATAGGTGGCGGTCGGGTCGCTGATTCGATATTCGATTAGCGCGGCTCGCGCGGCTTTTAGATTGTCGAATTCGTCAACTGTTTCAAGCTGGCGGCTGTCTTTTCGTTGGATGTAGATCATGTGTTCACCTCTTCCAGCATGGCTACGGCTTCTCTCATGGCTGCGGCTTGATTGGTCAAGCGGTTGGCGCGGTGCTTGAATTCAGCGCGGTAATATGTTGCTGGGTCGATCTTTTCGGACATTTCCCAAAATTTCAGCGCGGTGGCTTTGCTGTTTGTGCATTCTTCGAATTTTGGGCGGAAAATCGGTTGTCCGAACAGGTCGAAAACGATAACCCGAAAACCTCGGCAAGTGTTGTCGTAATTGAGGGCGACACTTTCGACCATCTTGAAAAACAACCCTTCTTCTATCGGTTCCCCCGAAACAATTCGGGCATGAAAAAATTTCAGCGAGTTATCCTCTGCGTAATGTGTCCGTCCAGCTAGGTTTTTTTGCGTGTTGTGTTTTGGGTCTCTGGATTTGTGGGTGAACAGTTCAACATTTGCGGTTGTGCTGATAAGCTTGGCGGTTTTCATGGTTTATCCTTTGATTAGTTTGGCGGCTTTGAATGCTGCTTTCCAGTATTTGGCGGCTCGGTTGTCGTTGTTGCGTGAAAAGTGCAAGCTGTAGATTGTTTCTTCGCCTGTTTGATAGTCAGGTTCAGGGTATGTGTCCAGCCATTCATAGGGTTCGCCTGTCGCTGGCGAACAGCTAGGATTGTGGAAACCTTCGCGGTCAATCAGGGTTAACAGTTCGCGGAGGGTGTAGGGTTCATCTTCGAAAATAAACCCATGGTCGGCAATATCGCCATCTTCTGCGGATTCGGGGGTAATGGTTTGGTATGTTTTGGATATGAGAATCATGGTCAAAATCCTATTTCAAAGCGTGGAAGGTTGCGAATAAAAGAATCGTGGCTTGTGTGTTTTTGGGTGGTGGCGATTGTCCAGCCCTTGCTGTCAGCGGCTCGCAAATAATGGGGTGCATCGCAGTCTTCCTCCAAAAACACGCGGTCGGCTTTTTGGTAGGAATAGCGGCTTATCTTATGCGCGATATTCAAGGTTTCAAGGTCTGCGCGGTCAACTTCTAACCATCCGTGGGAAGGGTCAGCGTGGAAGGTGAGAGTTTTTTTCATGGTCAATTTTCCTTGTTAATGTTAAAAAATTCGTCCAGTTGGTCGGCAAAATGGTCGCCTCGCCAAGCGTTGCCATCTGACATTTCAATAATCCCTTGGTTGAGCAAATCAAGGTCGAAAACGGCTATTTTGGGCGCGGTGAATCCGTTTTCGTCTTTCGGGTCGTCTTTAAATCGAATGGCAAGCATTCGGCAAGGGTCTTGATTGTTTTCTTTCATGGTGAAAGTCAACACCTCAAAGGGATCGCCACAAACCCCATTCCTGTGCCAAGCTGGGGCGGATATGTTCTCAAGTTTCATTGTTAACCCTTTGCGACAAAGTAAAAAAGAACAGGGGAAACAAAAATTGCGAGCATCAAAAACGCGATGCTGGCGCGGTGCGCCATCTCTGCGCGGTACTGTTTGCGGTGGTATGCGTCCAGCAGTTCGGTGCTAGGTATGTGCCAAAAAATGGCGGCATTGACCACAGCATTTGTCAACGGATAACCTTTTTGAAGGTCGGCATCTATCATTTGAAAAACGGCTTTGTGGATGTATGTCATGGTTTACCTTTCAGAGGTGGATTAATTGGGGGGTTTGTTGAATCACTTCAAAGCCTAGAGCTTTGATGGTTTTCAGGGCTTGAGGGGTGAGAGTTTTCGTTCCCAGTAATTGCGCGAACAATTGCGCGGTCGGGCAAGCTGGGTAGGCGGTAATGTTTCCATATACCGATTTGATGGTGACTGTGACTGTCTGCATTGTTTTCTCCGGTTGTGTGCAAAATGGCACTGATAAACCCCGAGGGGCTTATCGCTGACATTTAGGCGGTCTGGTTGTAGGCTGCATCCCATGTATTCATGAATTCATTCTCGGAACAGTCTGCAACCGTTTCATCATCTTCTAAGCCAAAGGGGATAATCAAAGCCCATCCCTTGTAACCCTCGCCCCTTGTGTCGGATTTGCTATAGATTTTGATTTGAGCTTCTTCGACCGACTCAACAGCGTCAACGATTGCCTTGTATGCGCTTGATTTGCTAACCTGCCATTCTTCGCCATCGAATACAGAGACAAGGCAATTGTTTGCCAGTGCGTATTTGATAAGGTGCTTGTATGCTTTCATGATTTCCCCTTTGAGTGTTTGATGTAGCAGCTACATAGACTGTCTATGTATCAGCTACAACGACAATGCTAGTTAGATCGTTGACAGCGGTCTAATGAATAGTTTCAATGGTGCGATTAGGGGTGATTGATTTTCTCTATTTGTTCCCTGTATACTGCGCCCACCCAAACAGCGAAGCGGAACAGTTATGAGGAAGCTATCAAGGAAAGCAATCAACGAAGGATTGGATACGATACCAATAGCAGAGATACTAGGTGTTTCCCCAAAATCTAAAGGGTTGACACATAAGCAGCAGACATTTGCCCGAGAGCTTGCGAAGGGAACAACGAAAGCAGAGGCATATCGGAAAGCATATAAAAAGAACGCATCGCCACACACATTAGCGGCAGAGCCTTATCGTATCGCGGCAGACCCGAGAATAACTGCGGAGGTCGATGCCTACAAGCTGGCAATAGAGTCGGCTAAACATAGAACCCCTGAAGCTTTACGACAGTTAGTTATCAAAACCTTGGTTGATGTAGCTATTTCCCCTGACGCGAAGGACGCTGTTAAGGTGCAAGCTGTGAAGGTACTTGGCACTGTCGTTGAAGTAGGCGCATTCCTAGAACGAAGGGAAGTAATCAATACCACCAATAGCAAACAAGCGAAGGAAGAACTACTCCAGCAGATTAGAACGCTGATGATTGGTGACGCGACCGATGCGGTTGAGGTTGACGCTGACAGTTTACTGCGCGAGCTAACCCCAGAAGTGGAAACGCTGCCAGCCGACACCCACCCATCCCACACCCCCCACGATGGCGAGACGGAGTCCCAAGCTGACAAACATACTATTCCACACAAACAATCCCAAGATTTATCAGAATGACCCCCCCATGCAAAATCTAAACAAGCCCCCCCGGGGTAGCAAAAAAATTTTTAATGCAAAGATGATTCCTCGGCAGGGGGATATGACGTATGAGGAGTGTTTGGAGAAAAAGATGAGTCCAGCGCAGAATGAAGTTTTTTTGGTGATAGATGAGTGGTGGAAGAAGTACCACTATGCACCGACCTTGCGGGATATTGCGTATATCCGTGGAAAGATGGGACTGGCAAATACGAAGAGATTGGTGGATAGGCTGGTGGATTTGGGAGTGGTAAAGAAAATAGAGAAGAGAGGTAGGACGGTCAGACCCGTCTACATTAAGTTCAGAGATTTGGAGTAAGAAATCTGTAAGGTGGTAACGTTACCACTTTACACGAAACTTACAGTAAGGAAACAGTAAGGTGGAAACGTTACCAGTTTACGTGAAACTTACAATAGAAAGAGACTATGAAACTTGAGGAATTGATAGATAAATTAGAACCGCATGAGTATGAGAAGTTCATGGCTCAGGTGATGGAGTATCGTGGGGCGGTGGAGAGGGAGAGGGCGCAGGACAAGTTTATGGAGTATGTGAAGATGATGTGGCCCGGATTTGTGAGTGGGCGGCATCATGCTTTGATGGCGAAGAAGTTTGAGGATATTGCGAATGGGAAGATAAAGAGGGCGATTATCAATATGCCGCCTCGACATACGAAGAGTGAGTTTGCGTCTTATCTTTTGCCGAGTTGGTTTCTTGGCAAGTTTCCGAATAAGAAGGTGATCCAGTGTTCGAACACGGCGGAACTAGCTGTTGGGTTTGGACGTAAGGTCAGGAACTTGGTGGGGAGTGAACAGTACGCGAAGGTATTTCCGAATGTCGCTTTGAGACAGGACAGTAAGGCAGCTGGCAGATGGGCTACGAATGGCGGGGGTGAGTATTTTGCGATTGGTGTTGGGGGTACTGTTACGGGTAAGGGTGCTGATCTATTGATTATTGATGACCCGCATTCAGAACAAGAAGCTGCTTTGGCGGCTGGGGATCCGAGTGTTTACGATAAGGTATATGAGTGGTATACGTCTGGCCCACGGCAACGTTTACAGCCGGGTGGATCTATTGTGATTGTGATGACTCGTTGGGGAGACAGGGATCTAACGGGTAGAGTGATTAAGGATGCAGCAGGCAGAGATAAGGGTGAAGAGTGGGAGATTATTGAATTGCCTGCTATCATGCCGTCGGGGAATCCTTTGTGGCCTGAGTTTTGGAGTATTGATGAGCTGACTGCTTTAAAGGAGGAGTTGCCACCTGCTAAGTGGAACGCTCAATACCAGCAGAGTCCGACTGGCGAAGAGGGTGCGATTGTGAAGCGGGAGTGGTGGAAGCGGTGGACGAAAGAGGATCCACCTCCATGTCAGTTCATTATTCAGAGTTGGGACACGGCGTTTACGAAGAGTGAGAGAAGTGACTATTCTGCGTGTACGACTTGGGGGGTTTTTTATTTGAATGAGAACCCAGAGGATGCGAATGTTATTTTGTTGGATGCGTTTAAGAAGCGGATGGAGTTTCCTGAGTTGAAGGAAAAGGCGCATCAGAATTATTTGTACTGGGAGCCTGATGCTTTTGTGATTGAGGCGAAAGCGGCGGGTAGTCCGTTGATATTTGAATTGAGACAGATGGGCATTGTGGTGAGTGAATATACGCCGAGCCGTGGAAATGATAAGTTTGTGAGGATCAATTCAGTTGCTGATTTATTTAGTTCAGGTAAAGTGTGGGCACCAGAAACTCGCTGGGCTGATGAATTGATCGAAGAGATGGCAGCGTTTCCTAATGCGCCGAATGATGACTTGGTGGATTCCTCCACGCAGGCGTTGATTAGATTTCGCAAAGGTGGCTTTTTGAGACTTGCATCTGATGAGAGAGAAGAGCTTAAAAGCTTTCGCAGAAAACAATCTTACTATTGAGGATTAAATGGACATTGCAAAATCACTTTATGCCGCGCCCCAAGGTCTTGAGTCTTTAGCGGAACCTGACTTGGAAATTGAAATTGAAAATCCTGATGCTGTATCTATTGGCATGGGTGGAGTTGAAATTACCCTAGAGCCTGAGCGCGAAGGCAAAGAAGGTGAGCAGTTTGATTCCAATCTCGCTGAGTTCATGGATGAAGGCGAGTTAGAAAAAGTTGGCGCTGACATTATGGATATGGTCGAAGCCGACATCAATTCGCGTAAGGATTGGGTAGAGATGTTTGTCAAAGGATTGGAAGTCCTTGGCATGAAGTATGAAGAGAGAACCGAGCCGTGGAACGGAGCTTGTGGTGTTTTCTCTACGATACTGACAGAGGCTGCTGTAAGATTCCAATCAGAAATGATTGTGGAAACGTTTCCAGCAGCGGGGCCGGTGAAGACGGAAATCATTGGTGCCATCAATAAATTAAAAGAGGATGCAGCTGAACGTGTCAGAGATGACATGAACTATCAGTTGACAGAGGCGATGCCTGAGTACAGACCAGAGCATGAGAGGATGCTCTTTAATTTGGGTCTGGCGGGATCAGCTTTTAAGAAAGTGTATTTTGATCCAGCGCTGGGTAGACAGACCTCTATATATATACCAGCAGAGGATGTGATTATTCCTTACGGCTCAAGCGGGGCGAGAACAGCAGAGCGTGTAACTCATGTGATGCGCAAGACGAAAAATGATGTTCGTAAATTGCAGGCCGCAGGTTTTTATTGTGATGTAGATTTGGGTGAGCCGGTTGCTATACATACTGATGTAGAAAAGAAGAAGGCCGAAGAGCAAGGCTACTCTTTGACTGACGATGATCGGTATCAGATTTACGAAGTACAGATTGATTACGACTTGCCCGGCTATGAAGATGAAGACGAGATAGCCCTGCCGTATATCGTGTCGATTGACGCTGGCACAGGGAAAGTTTTATCTATCTATCGTAACTACGAAGAAGAAGATCCGATGCGTCTGAAGCGACAGCATATGGTTCAGTATGACTATGTGCCGGGTTTTGGTGCTTATGGATTTGGCTACATACATTTGATTGGCGGGTATGCAAGGGCAGGCACTTCACTAATTCGTCAGTTGATTGATGCGGGTACTTTGAGTAACTTGCCCGGCGGCTTGAAGTCACGTGGTTTACGAGTGAAAGGTGACGATACGCCTATCTCTCCCGGAGAGTTCAGAGATGTGGATGTACCCAGTGGGTCTATCAAAGACAACATCATGGCACTTCCATATAAGGAGCCGAGCCAAGTATTGGCTGGGTTGCTGGATAAGATCACGGAAGAGGGCAGAAGACTGGGTTCTATTGCTGACATGAAAGTCAGTGACATGAGTGCGAATGCGCCTGTTGGAACAACGCTGGCTATTCTTGAGCGACAGTTAAAAACGATGTCTGCTGTGCAAGCGCGAGTTCACTTTTCGATGAAGCAGGAATTCAAAATCCTGAAGAACATCATTCGTGACTATGCTCCTAAAGAGTATGAATACGATCCTGAAAAGGGTGATCGTAAGGCCAAGCAAGAAGACTACGACATGGTGGAAGTTATTCCAGTGTCGGATCCGAACAGCGCAACGATGGCGCAGCGGATCATGCAGTACCAAGCTGTTATCCAGTTGGCTCAACAAGCTCCGCAGATTTACAACTTGCCTCAATTGCATCGTCAGATGATTGAAGTTTTGGGTGTGAAGAATGCTGATAAGTTGGTGCCAACAAAAGACGATCAGCAGCCGAGAGATCCGATCAGCGAGAACATGGCGTTCTTGCGAGGCGAGCCGACAAAGGCTTTCATTTATCAGGATCAAGATGCGCACATTCAGGCGCACCAATCGTTTATGCAGGATCCAAAGATTGCCGCAGTGATTGGTCAAAATCCTATGGCGCAGCAAATGCAGGCTGCAATCATGGCGCACATTGCAGAACACTTGGCATTCAAATATCGCAAGGATGTGGAAGAGCAAGTCGGTGTACCGCTGCCTAACCCAGATGCAGAGTTACCAGAAGATGTTGAAGTTCAGTTGTCTCGTTTGGTGGCGCAGGGTTCACAGCAGTTGATGCAAAAGAACATGGCTGAAGCACAGCAAGAGCAGGCACAACAAATGCAGCAAGATCCGTTGATTCAGATTCAGCAAGCAGAGCTGCAAGTCAAGCAAGCTGATGTGCAACGCAAAACACAAAAAGACCAGACGGATGCGCAGATTGCAATGCAGAAATTGCAGTTGGAGAAGCAGCGTATTGAGGCGGAGATTACCAAAGAGTCGCAACGTCTTCAGTCTCAAGAGTTGCAGGCAAAAGCAAGAATCCAAGCTGATATGACTATGCGTCAATTGGAATCGTTAACAAGACCAAAGAAGGTTGAATGATGGATCCAAAGCTGGCTGAACATTTGAATAAAAAAATTCAAGAACACATTAACCAACATTTAGGAGTGCTGAGTGATGGCGTAGCTAAAGACTACGCACATTACAAAGAGCTGTGCGGAGCAATCCGGGGTCTGCAAACCGCACAGATGGAAATAAATGACCTTGTGCGGAAACTAAAGGATGTTGATGATGACTGAGTTTGATGTTCAAGCTGTTGATCTTTCGGGGATTTTGAATGCCTCGGCGGAAGAAAAGGCAAAACAAGTACCCGATCCTGTGACTTACCACCTTCTGTGCGTTCTTCCAGAGGTGGATGAGGAGTATGAGAGTGGTCTTGTTAAGGCTGGGCAAACAATTCACTATGAAGAGCTGCTGTCGCCAGTGCTGTTTGTGGTGAAAATGGGGCCTGATGCCTTCAAAGACGAGAAGCGATTCCCAAGCGGCCCGTCTTGCAAGGTGGGAGACTTTGTGTTGGTACGTCCCAACACTGGTACTCGCATCAAAATTCACGGAAAAGAGTTCAGAGTAATCAACGATGACTCTGTTGAGGCTGTGGTTCAAGACCCTCGCGGCATTTCCAGAGTATAAGGAGGGGAAAATGGATAAAACTGAGTACAAATTCCCTGATGAAGTCGATAAAAAGGCTGAAAAAGCATCAAAAGATGATGATTTTAAGGTTGAAATCGAAGGTGAGGGTGAAACTGAGATAGAAATTGTCGATGACACGCCCAAATCCAGCAAAAAGATGGAAGAACCTCCGAAAGAAATTGACGAGGACGAGTTAAACAGCTATGGCGAGAAAGTTAGGCGCAGGATTCAGCACTTGCAAAAGGGCTATCACGAAGAAAAGCGCAAAACTGAACAGGCTTTAAAGGAAAGAGAAGAGGCCATTCGTGCTGCTCAGTTCATTGCTGAGGAGAACAAGAAGCTCAAAGGCTCTTTAAATCAGGGTCAAGCCGCATTGTTGGAACAAGCCAAGAAAACAGTGGCTTCTGAGATGGAAGAGGCTCGCAGAAAGTACAAGGAAGCATACGAATCGGGAGATTCTGAGGCTCTTGTTGATGCTCAGGAAAATTTGACTGCTGCCAAGCTCAAATTAGACAGAGTAAATAATTTCAAGCCAACCCCTTTACAAGAAGAAGAAACTGAGGTAAAAATACCGCAGGCTCCCTCCGTTGATGTGAAAGCAGCAAAATGGCGGGAGAAGAATGAATGGTTTGGGTCGGACGATGAAATGACCAGTTTTGCGCTTGGACTCCACAACAAGCTGGTCAAAAGTGGAGTGAATCCGGCTTCAGATGAATACTACGAGAAAATTGATTCTCGTATGCGCCAAGTGTTCCCAGATGCCTTCGAATCTGACGAACCCGCTGAAGAGCCTGAAAAGGAAGTTAAGCGAACCAAATCGAATGTGGTTGCGCCAGCAACGAGAAGCTCTGCCCCTAAGAAGGTAACGCTTACTCAAACCCAAGTAAATATCGCCAAACGTCTGGGTGTTCCGTTGGAACTCTATGCGCGTAAGGTTGCGGAACAAATGAGGACTTAAAAATGACAGATGCAAATCAAACCCGCGCAAAGCGCGAAACTGAAAGCCGTGCAGCAGCCGAGCGTCCAAAAAAATGGATGCCTCCCCAACTTCTGCCTGATCCTCATCCAGAGGAAGGGTATGCGTTCCGTTGGATCCGTCTAGCTACACTTGGCTCCGCAGATGCCATGAATATTTCCTCAAAACTTCGTGAAGGCTGGGAACCCGTCAAAGCCTCTGAACACCCTGAAATTGTTTTGATGAGTGGTCAAGCTAACCGCTTTCCAGACAGTATTGAGATTGGTGGACTGTTGCTTTGTAAGACCCCAGTTGAATTTACTAAAGACCGTGATGCTTACTTCCAGCAACAAGCGGAAGCGCAAATGGCTTCAGTAGATAACACTTATATGCGCGAAAACGATCCTCGGATGCCTATGTTCAAAGAACGTAGTTCTAAGGTGACTTTTGGCAAAGGTCATTAATTTTTTTGGAGCTTAAAACATGGCTTACCCCACTGTCTCAGCACCCTACGGTCTAAAGCCAATCAATTCAATTGATGGCAAGCCCTACGCAGGTGCTTTCCGACAGATTCCTGTTGCTGCATCCTACGCTACCGCTATTTTCAATGGCGATACTGTGGCGATTGACAGCACCGGTTATCTGGTCAAATCAACCACCACCGACTCCGGCGCTATCGTCGGCGTTTGCATGGGCGGTCAGTATGTGAACTCTAGCGGTCAAACCGTTCAGGGTCAGTACATCCCCGCACTTGCTTCCACCACAGCAAATCCGGCTTACGCCTATGTTGTGGATGATCCCATGGCTCTGTTCCAAGTTGCTGTTGTTGCAGTTGGCACCACTACTATTGCTACCGCTGGTCGCACTGTGGTTGGTACTAACCTGCCTCTGGTCATCAACGCTGGTAGCACTACCACTGGTGATTCAGCTTTCGGAGTTACTACCACTGGCGCAAACACTACATCTACTATCCCAATTCGGGTTATTGATGTTGTGCCTGCAACTGCCACTGGTTCTGACGCTTATGTGGAACTGTTGGTGAAGATTAACACTCACCAATATAACAACACCACTGGTGTTTAAGGAGTAACTTAAATGGCTATTTCACGCGCACAACTATTGAAAGAACTGCTCCCCGGCTTGAACGCTTTGTTCGGCTTGGAGTACGCTAAGTATGGCGAGGAACATAAAGAGATTTATGAAACCGAAACCTCTGAGCGTTCGTTCGAAGAAGAAACAAAACTGTCTGGTTTCTCTGCCGCACCAGTCAAAAACGAAGGCTCTGCCATCGCTTATGACAATGCGCAAGAAGCATGGACTGCTCGTTACAACCACGAAACCATTGCAATGGGCTTCTCCATCACTGAAGAAGCAGTGGAAGACAACCTGTATGACAGCTTGTCCAGCCGCTACACCAAAGCTTTGGCTCGCGCTATGGCTTATACCAAGCAGGTCAAAGCAGCCTATGTGTTGAACAATGCGTTCACCACTGGTGTTGTTTACGGTGACGGCGTTACCTTGTGTAGCACTGCCCACCCATTGATCTCTGGTGGTGTCAACAGCAACCGCCCAACTACTGGCGCTGACTTGAATGAAACTTCTCTTGAGAATGCTGTCATTCAAATCGCAGGCTGGACAGATGAGCGCGGTTTGTTGATTGCAGCCAAGCCCAAAAAGCTGGTCGTTCCTCCTGCTTTGATGTTCGTTGCTACTCGTTTGTTGGAAACCGAACTCCGTGTTTCTACAGCCGACAATGACATCAACGCATTGAAGAACAATGGCTCAATCCCTGAAGGCTATACAGTCAACCACTATTTGACTGATACCAACGCATGGTTCCTGATGACTGATGTCCCCAATGGTCTGAAGCACTTTGTCCGTACTCCGCTGCAAAACAGCATGGACGGCGACTTCGACACTGGTAACGTTCGTTACAAGGCCCGTGAGCGTTATAGCTTCGGTGTATCAGATCCTCTGGGTATCTTCGGATCACCCGGTTCGTCCTGATAAAAAAATAAGAGAAGGGGGTCAAAAGCCCCCTTTTCTTTTTGTGAATTTCGTGTATATTCAAACCATTCCGGGGTTCTCCGGCGTATCAAACAGTCCCGGCTGACGACATGCAGATTGATACGCTTAACTTGCATGTGAGGAAAAATCATGTCAAATACTACATTCAGCGGCCCAGTTCGGTCACAGAACGGCTTTCAATCTATTACTGTTAACGCCACCACTGGTGCCGTTACTGTTAACTCCACTTTTGACACTGGCATTGTTTTTGGCAATCAAAACTTGTCTGGTGCTGGCGCGGTTGACGTTACTAATGCTTTAACTTCTTTGACTACTACTGGTGCATCTCAAGCCTTGACTTTGGCTGATGGTACTGTTGGTGAAATGAAGGTGATTGTTCACACAGTAGACGGCGGTTCAGCCATTCTGACCCCCACTACAAAAATTGGTTTTTCAACCATTACTTTCACTGCTGTAGGCGATAGCGCCACTTTGATTTACACAGCTACTGGTTGGGCAATCATCGGTTCTCGCGGCGTAACCATTGCTTAATTAGGAGCCAAACATGGCTATGCAAACTGATGTCTTAGCAAGTCAAGCATTGACTGCCGATGGGCAAATGCTTGACCAAGCTGGAAACAATATTGGCAGATGCAGGGTCAAGGCTATATACGTAATTCCATCTGGTACAGCTGGAAGCGTTGTATTTAAAGACGGTGGGTCAAGCGGAACAATTCGCTTGACTTTGAACACTGTTGCCTCTGCAACTCAGCCAACTTATTTGCTGATCCCAGATCAAGGGATTTTGTTTTCTACTGATGTTTATGCGGATGTGACAACCATTGGCTCTGTCACCATTTTCTATGGCTGATGATGAACGTCCTATGAGTGTGGCTGGGCGCAAGCTTATGATTGCGATCCCAGCCTACGATGGCAAGCTGAATATCAAATCAGCATTTGCCTTGGCAGAGCTTGTTCCGCAAGCAGCCAAATATGGCGTTGAAATTCAGTTATCCCAAGTCTCAGGTTGCTCCATCATCACCAAAGCAAGAAACGCTTTGGTCGGTGAATTTATGCGTTCTGATTGCACTGATCTATTGTTTGTAGATGCAGATGTGATTGTGAATGCTGATGCAGTTTTGAGACTGTTGGCACTTAGCACAAACAAAGATGTGACCGCAGGCATTTATCCGCGCCGCGCCAGCGACAGACGTTTCTTCCTTGACTTTTACGTTGATGAAAACAATGAATTGGTCATTGATGAAAACGGCATGGTGCAGGTGTTGCACATTGGTACAGGATTTATGATGATCCGCCGCCATGTGTTGGAGCAAATGATTGCAGCTCATCCTGAGTGGAAATACACAGGCAATGATGGTGTTTCCAAAGACAGTGCAGTTTTTGAATTTGCAGTGATAGATGGCGAATATATTGGAGAAGATTACTTGTTCTGTCGCAGAGCGATAGAGCATGGATTCTCAATTTATCTTGACCCGTCTATCAGTCTTCCACACATTGGCACAGAGGCATTCTCACGGGACTTCATGGAAGATGTGATGATTCCACTGCGCCAGCCAAAGTTGAAAGTTTCAAATGGCTAGTCCAGCATGGCAGAGGAAAGAAGGCAAATCGGAGAAGGGCGGATTGAACGCCAAGGGCCGCGCCTCTGCGAAGAAACAAGGTATGAATCTGAAGCCTCCGCAGCCAGAGGGCGGCAAACGGCGAGACTCTTTTTGCGCAAGAATGAGTGGAATGAAAAAGAAACTTACGAGCGCAAAGACCGCAAACGATCCCAATTCGAGGATTAACAAAGCTTTAAGGGCATGGAACTGCTGAAATGGACATTAGCACAATTTGGTCGTTGGCCCTGTCCGCTGTTTTGGGTGGATTTTGGTTTTTCATCCGCGAGAAGTTTGAGGATGTGAAGCGCATTGAAAGATTGTTAAATATCACACGCGAGGAGATTGCCCGTGATTACGCAACTAACGCAGAAGTTCAGAGAATTACTGACCACATTGACCAGCGGTTTAACCGCCTTGAAGCAAAAATTGACCAGCTTATTCAGAAGGGATAAATAATTATGGCACTCAGCGCATTTGAAAAAGAATTTAAAGCAGCCCGTGATGCGGGTAAAACAGAATTTGATTTTGGCGGCAAGAAGTACACCACAAAATACAAAGAGGAGGCCGAAGCTTCTTCTAAGCCTGCTGCTAAAAAATCACAGTCAACCCCAAGAGAAGCGGCTATTGCAGAGGCTAATGATTTGACTTCACCACCTCCAAAAAGAAGCGGTGGAATTGGCCCATACAACATAGGTGCTGGCCCAACCGAAGAAGAAAAACAAGCGGCTTATGATCGGTATGCTGAGAATCGTAAAAAAATGGGCGACTCAGGTAGCGATGACAGCGGCTCTAAACCTATTGCAGAATCTGACTGGGCAAAGAGTGTTCGTGCTGCGCAGGCGGCTAGTCCAGAGGGCGGCATGCTTGGTAAGCGTATGCGTGCGGCGCTTGGCTCTTCTTACAAAAAAGGTGGAAGCGTTTCCAGCGCCAGCAAACGTGCTGACGGCTGCGCCCAGCGCGGAAAAACGAAAGGCAGGATGATTTAATGCCTGCGACATCAGCAAAACAAAAGAAATTCATGGATGCTGCGGCGCACAACCCAGCGTTTGCGAAGAAGGTTGGCGTACCTGTAAAGGTTGCCAAAGAGTTCAGCAAGGCCAGCAAAGGTCAAACTTTTAAAGAAGGTGGCGAAATGAAAGAATCCAAAGGAATGACAAGAAAAGAAGTCAGCTTTATGAAGGCCAAGGGCGCACCAAAGTCTATGGTCAAGCATGAAGAAGCTGAAATGAAAGAAATGAAAAAGGGCGGCAAAGTCCAAAAATATGGTTTGGGTGGCATATTAAAAAATGTAGCAAGCCGAGTGGCTCCTGCTGTTAGGAGCGCAGCGGCAGAAACTATGGCAAAGCCTTCTGGCCCTGTAGGACCAGGCGGCTCATCCATGCCAAATGTTGGCCCTGTCTCAAGAGCTATTACTGGCGCAATGCGTCGCGGCATGGCTGCTGGTGGTAACGTTACCAAAATGGGCGCAGTAAAAACTGCCAAGCCTACCGCTGGTTCTGCATCCAGCCGTGCTGATGGTATTGCTCAAAAAGGCAAAACCAAAGGTAAGTTGCTCAACAAAGGCGGGAAGTGCTGAGATGAGAGCCTCGCGTGGTATGGGGGCTATCAGCCCCTCCAAAATGCCTAAAGGCGTGAGAAAGCCACGCCGAGACAATACTGATTTCACTCAGTATGCAGAAGGTGGCAAAGTTAACGCTGCTGGTAACTACACCAAACCCAGTCTGCGCAAGCGGATCGTGGCTCAGGTCAAAGCCGCAGCCACCCAAGGTACTGGTGCAGGTCAATGGTCAGCGAGGAAAGCTCAATTGGTAGCCAAGAAGTACAAGGCCGCTGGCGGGGGTTACAGAGATTGAAAGCGCCGCAGCAATCCCTCAAGGATTGGACGGCCCAGAAATGGCGTACCAAATCTGGTAAGCGGTCTTCTGACACGGGCGAACGGTACTTGCCGGAGAAGGCGATCAAGGCGTTGAGTCCTGCTGAGTATGCGGCAACGACAAGAGCCAAGAGAGCAGGGAAAGCGGCAGGCAAGCAGTTTGTAAAACAACCACCCAAGGTGGCAAAGAAAACAGCGGGGTACAGGTAATGGCAAGCAAATTTCCTGACTTGACAGGGGACGGCAAAGTAACGAAAGCCGATGTTTTAAAAGGTCGTGGTGTTGAGGGCATGAAAAAAGGCGGCAGCACCGACAAATGGATTCAAAAAGCTATTAAGAAGCCGGGTGCTTTGAAGAAGTCTCTTGGCGTGGCAAGTGACAAACCAATTCCTGCAAAGAAGTTGGCTGCTGCTGCCAAGAAGCCCGGCAAGATGGGACAAAGAGCAAGATTGGCTCAGACACTTAAAGGCATGAAATGAGCTACACCACAGGCACAACTCTTTTCAACATGGAATTCACGGAGATCGCTGAAGAAGCGTGGGAACGTGCAGGCCGTGAAATGAGAAGCGGTTATGACCTGAGAACGGCTCGCAGGTCAATGAACTTGATGACCATTGAGTGGGCGAATCGTGGCTTGAATATGTGGACGATTGAGGCTGGTTCGTTCCCGTTAACGCCGGGATTGAATACTTATCCACTTCCATTGGATACTATTGATCTGCTGGATCATGTGATCCGCACGGGGGCAAACAGCTCAACAACTCAGGCTGATTTGACAATTTCTCGTATCAGCGTGTCCACATACGCCACAATTCCTAACAAATTGCAGCAAGCCAGACCCATTCAGGTGTGGATTCAGCGGCTTTCTGGGGAAACAAACCCAACAACTTTGACCTTAAATGGAAACATTACCAGTGCCGTAACTACGATTTCGCTGAGTTCCACTGCTGGGTTGGCCTCATCAGGCTACATCAAGCTTGATGATGAAGTGATTTACTACGGATACATATCTGGAAATGATCTTGGCGGCTGTTTCCGTGCGCAGAATGACACGACAGCAGCTTCTCATTTAAGCAATACGCCTGTATTTGTTCCACAACTTCCGGCAATTACTGTTTGGCCTACGCCAGACAATTCCACTCCGTATGAGTTTGTGTACTACAGGATGCGTCGCATTCAAGATGCAGGCTCTGGTATCCAGATTGCCGACATGAATTTCCGTTTCTTGCCTTGTGTGGTGGCTGGATTGGCTTACTACATAGCAATGAAGGTTCCTGAATTGATGCCTCGCATGGATATGCTCAAACAGGCATACGATGAGCAATTCAACTTGGCTGCTGGTGAAGACCACGAAAAAGCGCCGCTGCGGTTTGTGCCGAGACAGATGTTCATTGGTGGGAGTACGCCCTAATGGGTAATACATACTCATCAGGCAAATTTGCAATTGCTGAGTGTGATCGGTGTGGTCAACAGTTCAAGCTCAAAAAGCTTAAAACAGAGATCATCAAGACCAAGCGGTATGAGTTGAAAGTATGTCCAGAATGCTGGGATCCCGATCATCCTCAGTTGCTGCTGGGTATGTATCCTGTAGAAGACCCGCAGGCGTTGAGATCGCCTCGCAGGGACACGACATACATAACGGCTGGTGTGAATGGATTGCAGCTCAACCAAAACGGGTTTGGTGGGTATCCAACTGGTGGCTCAAGAGACATTCAGTGGGGATGGAATCCAGTGGGCGGGGCAAGAAATTTTGATAGTGAATTGACCCCAAATTACTTGGTGGCAACGACAAGTGTTGGTACAGTAGAGGTTAATCCGACTTAGGAGTGAATGATGGAAAAAGCACAGGTAAAAAAGATTGCTGATGTAGAGGCTAACAAGGCTGTAAAAAGCCATGAGCGTTCTATGCACGGTGTAAAGAAAATGGCAAAAGGCGGTAAAACTAATCTGCAAATGAAGCAGCTTGGTCGCGGTTTGGCTAAAGTTGCCAATCAGAAGAAGTCTTCTTTCACCTACAAGCGCGGAGGCTGATATGGGATACAGCAAAAAAATGATGGGCAAAGAAGTTGGTGATGCTGCCACTTATGCTGCGCCGCACAACATGCAGGGTAAGGCAGAGCCTATCCAATCAAATCCCGGCAAACGTGCGCCAAAGCGTGACAACAATCCTGATTGGACTCCAATGGACGGTGTTGCAATTGGCAGCAACAATGGCGTGAAAACCACTGGCATCAAGATTCGCGGCACAGGTGCAGCTACTAAAGGTGTGATGGCAAGAGGCCCAATGGCATGAACTACGCCGATCTTGTCATCGCTGTTTCTGACTATTGTGAGAACACGTTTCCCACAGTAGACATGAACATAATGATTAAGCAGGCTGAACAGCGTATCTATAACACTGTTCAGATTGCGAATCTGCGCAAAAACATGACTGGTACTGTTACCGCTGGTAATCCATATCTGTCTGCGCCTGATGACTTTTTATCTGCTTATTCTTTGGCTGTGATTGATGGAAGCGAATATCTTTATTTGTTGAATAAAGATGTGAACTTCATGCGTGAAGCATATCCAAATACGGCTGTTGCTTATCGTGGCAAGCCTAAACACTATGCCATCTTTGGCCCTCAATCATCCAATGTGACTGAGTTGTCTTTCATGCTTGGCCCAACACCAAACGCAACTTATTCGGTGGAGTTGCACTTCTATTACTACCCTGAATCAATTGTTACAGCTGGTACAACATGGCTTGGTGATAACTTTGATTCTGCGCTGCTTAATGCAACGATGGTCGAGGCCATTCGATACATGAAGGGTGAGCCAGACATGGTTAAGTTTTACCAAGATATGTATCTTCAGTCGATTGCTCTTCTCAAGAATTTGGGCGATGGCAAACAGCGCATGGATGCTTATCGTGATGGACAAGTCAGGACACAAGTTCAATGAGTATTGTTCAAACACAAACCACTTCATTCAAAGCCGAGTTGTATCAAGGCATTCACGATCTCACAACAGATCAGATCAAGATTGCTTTGTATACAGCAAACGCAAATTTGAATGCAGACACTACCACCTACTCTTCTAACAATGAAAGTAGTGGCGGTAATTATGTGGCTGGTGGTTTGGTTTTGACACCCATCACTGTAAGCAGCTCTGGTTACACGGCGTATGTTGGGTTTCCAAATGCGTCATGGACTGGAGCTATCACCGCAAGATGTGCATTGATTTATAACGCTACCAAGGGTAATAAATCAGTTGCTGTTTTGGATTTTGGGTCTGATAAATCATCTACATCAGGCGGTACGTTTGTTATAACAATGCCAGCAAACACGGCAACAGAGGCACTTATTAGGAGTTCAAATTGATAGTCACAACTACCAAAGGCGAAATGGATGATTCTTTGCTTGAAAAGCGTGAGGGCACCATTGACAATGAAAATGAATTAACCACATGGGTTGAGTATTGGTTAGATGGAGAACTTGTCCATCGCTCTGCGCATGTAACTTTAAAAAAACCACCTACATTTGTTGGCGGTGAAGCAGCTTCGTTTTAAGGAGAACTAAAATGGCAAATACTCAATCAATGTGCACCTCGTTTATGGGCGAGCTGATGACAGCAACCCATAATTTTGGCACCGCACCAATCCGCGCCGCATCTACTGCGGACACCTTTAAAGGGGCGTTGTACTTGGCCTCAGCCACGATCAATGCTTCTACCACTGCTTATACAGTGACAGGTGAAGTCTCTGGCGCAGGTTATTCGGCTGGTGGTGTAACGGTAACCAATGCAACAGCGCCGATTGCAACTAACAGCTCTGCTACCGCAGGCGTAGCGTATTGGACACCTTCTGCCAGTTTGACTTACACATCTGTGACGCTGACCACAGCGTTTGACTGCGTATTAATTTACAACAGTACTCAAAGTAACAAAGCTGTATCTGTCCACACATTTGGTTCACAAACCATTACGGCAGGTACTTTTACTTTGACAATGCCTTCAAACACCACAACCACCGCATTACTGCGCTTGGCAACTACCTAAAGGTAGCTTATGTCTCTCGGATGGGGCGACGGTACATGGAGTAGCGGCCCTTGGGGTGGAGGGACTGTCTATCCAACAGGCAATTCGGCGACCGGCTCCGTTGGAGCTGTTTCGCCTAGCCGCACCGTTGCGCTATCCGGTGTATCTGCAAGAGGAAATGTTGGTAATGTTACCGAGACAAATAACCGAACAGAAAATGGTAATCTTGCTTCTGGATTTGTTGGAACGGTCACATCTAGTCGTACTATTGCTCTTGCAGGTGTAGCTGCCACTGGAAATGTAGGCACAGTAAGCAATGGAACAAGAACCGTTGACCTTACAGGATCGTCTGCTGTTGGAGATGTTGGAGCTGCAACAGTTCTTTGCACAACATCCATAACAAACGTATTTGCAATTGGAGATGTTGGTTCGGTTGTAGAAACTGTTGCAGTTTCCCTTACCGGAGCACAAGCCAGCGGAAACATTGGAGATGTCACTGAAACAAATACAACCCCAGAGACAGGCGATCAAGCCAACGGTTTTGTTGGCGCTGTTGAAGTTAATCTTTCTGTTAATTTAACAGGTGCGTCTGCGTTTGGAAGTGTTGATACGGTTGGTTCTAGTTACACAATTGAATTAACCAATGTTTTAGCAATAGGCAGCACGGGAATTGTTTCCCCCGTAAGCTCAGAAGATCAGACAGGCAATCAGGCATTAGGCAGCGTTGGAACGGTTGGTGCAGATTTTTCTGTTGCCCTTACTGGAGTTTTATGCCACCCAGACATTGGCGGTGTTTCAGAAGAAATCAACCCTGAAATTCAAGAAGTTCACGCCAATGGTTACTCTGGTACAACCACTCCTACTCTATCTATTGCGCTATTTGGCGTAGCGGCTTCTGGCTCGGTTGGCGCTGTCACAGTTGATGAGCGTCAAATTGCCATTTCTGGGGTTCAGGCCATCGGCTCTGTTGGCACGGTTATTTACACGATTGACCAGTTTGAAACTGGAGATCAAGCAAACGGTTACGTTGGTACAGTTGAACCCACACTGACGGTAGCTCTGTCTGGCGTTGGAGCTGCGGGTCTGGTCGGCACAGTCGTTAGGGGCGAAACCCAGTTTGGCATAACAGGGGTTGAGGCTTCGGGTTCTGTTGGCACGGTTGCGGCTGTAAACACACACGCGCTGACAGGCGTAGCCGCATCCGGTGAAGTTGGGTCTGTTGTCCACGGCAAAGAAATTGCCCTGACTGGCGTTCAGGCTGATGGCACGGTTGGCACAGTTTCCGTAACAAACACTGAAGCTCTGACGGGCGATGATGCCACTGGGGGTGTTGGCACAGTCACATACAACCTAATAAGGGCGTTGACCGGCGTATCTGCCGCAGGGTCTGTTGGCAATGTTGAGTTTGTCCAAGTAGCGGATTTGACTGGCAGTGCAGCGATAGGCGCAGCTGGAACAGTTGGCCCACGAATCGGCGTGGCTTTGTCTGGGGTTCAAGCCGCAGGCGCAGTCGGAGATGTGCTTGCCGTCTATTGGAAATTGATTGATGATAGTCAAACAGCAAATTGGGCGGGTATCTTTAACACACAAACGGCAGGTTGGTCAAATATAGATGACACGCAGTCTGGAAACTGGCAAAATATCAATAACCCACAAATTCCCGGATGGGCAGTCATTGATGATGAGCAAACTGCAGATTGGGAAGAAGTAGTAACTTGAGGTAAAACATGGCTACAGCATACACATCACTTTTGGGTTTGGCACTTCCCGTCACGGGCGAACTGTCAGGAACATGGGGGGATACTGTAAATAATAGTATCACTTCATTGTTAGATACTGCGATTGCAGGCACTACAACTTTAAGTACTGATGCAGATGTCACGCTGACAACTACTACAGGCGCATCAAATCAATCACGACAGGCCGTATTACTATGTTCTGGGGCTAGAACAGCAATCCGCACTATTACCGCTCCGGCTCAATCCAAAATTTATACCATTATTAATTCCACCACAGGGGGTTTTGCGGTCAAAATTGTAGGCGTTGGCCCAACTACTGGTATATCAATTTCTGCGGGCGAATCAGCGTTAGTTGCGTGGAATGGATCTGATTTTGTCAAAGTAAGTAGTCAAGGGGGCGCTGGAGTATTCACCTCATTGACTGATAGTGCATTAACTTCTGGTCGAGTAACTTATGCTTCGACTGGTGGTTTATTGGTAGATTCTGCCAATTTATTATTTAATGGAACAACTCTTACAGCTAATACGTTAAATTTGACCAATGCTCTTGGCGTGGCTTATGGTGGCACAGGTCAAACAAGCTACACCGATGGTCAGCTTTTGATTGGTAACAGCACAGGCAATACCTTAGCAAAATCCACCCTGACGCAAGGTACAGGGATCACCATCACAAATGGGTCTGGAGCGATCACGATTGCCAACGCATCGCCGATGACGTACCCCGGTGCTGGTATTCCAAATTCCACTGGAACCGCATGGGGAACTTCTTATTCAACCAGCGGAAGTGGAACAGTAGTAGCTCTTGCAACTTCGCCATCTTTTACAACTCCAACACTTGGTGTAGCAACCGCCACATCCATCAACAAAGTTGCTTTGACTGCGCCAGCAACAGGTTCGACTTTGACCATAGCAGATGGAAAAACACTGACGGTCAATAACAGCATCACATTGAGTGGTACTGACGCAACCATAATGACTTTCCCATCAACCAGCCAAACAATTGCGGGTTTGGGGAACACACAGACATTTACCAACACCAACACTTTTTATCAAATCAACTTTACGGTTAACGTAGTCACTGTTGCCGCAAATGCTGGAACGGTGCCAATTACTTATCGTCTGAACAATTTCACAAACAGTTCAGCGGCAACCATGACAATTACTTTGGCAACTGCAAGTGCAGTTGATGGGCAAATGTCGATTGTCAGAATTTATGATTTCAGCGCAGTAGCACAAACGATTTCTTGGGTGAATACAGAAAACAGTACAGTTACTGTTCCAACCACTTCAAATGGCTCAACAACACTGCCACTGACTGTTGGATTTATGTACAACTCAGCAACATCAAAATGGCGTTGCATTGCGTCAGCATAAGGACAAAACATGAAAATTGATTTTTCTTTTGATACTGAACATGGAAAATTTGCAGACGCTTTGCATTTGCCAGACGATCATGGCTTAACTGATGCTGAGATTGAAAACATGAAGCAACAGCGTTTGGCTAATTGGATAGCAGTCATTACTGCACCACAACCCAACTATGTATTGGACGCTGACGAAAACATTGTTTTTGATACTGATGGCAACCCAGTTATTGCGGAGTAAAACATGGCAGATCGTTATTGGGTTGGTGGATCAGGTACATGGGATACCACCAGTACGACTAATTGGTCAACAAGTTCTGGTGGTGCTTCAGGCGCATCTGCGCCTACAGCATCTGATAACGTCTTCTTTGACTCCAACTCCAATGTAGGAACAGGCGCTTTTACCGTTACTGTTTCTGCGGCTGTTTGTAACGACTTCAATGCCCCCGGCGCATCGACTGCATTAGATGGCGCAATGACGCTGGCTATGGGGTCATCTACACTGACCGTATCTGGCTCATGGACGAATCAAGCAACTAACTTTGCTGTAACAAACACAGCAGGAACACTGACGTTTAACGCCACCACTACAGGAAAAACAATCACAACCAATGGTGTAACTATTGGCGTTAATACTACGCTAAATGGTGTTGGTGGTGCATGGACACTTGGTTCTGCGTTAAATATTAGTACGTTTCAGCTTACGCTAACCAACGGAACGTTTGATACTTCTAGTGCTAGTAACTATTCTTTGACTTTAGGAAGTTTCAGTTCTAGTAGTGGCGCTACAAGAATACTTAATTTAAACGCATCAACAGTATCAATGCCATCTTTTGCTGGCACATCTTGGAGTACCAATGCTGGTCTAACACTTAACCGAGGCACTTCTACAATAAATATAACCCAGAGTGCTAGTAGTGCTATTATGAGTACTGGCGGTTTAACTTTTTATAATTTATCAATTACTCTTTTTAATACTAATGTTAGTAGTGCTGGCGGTTTTACATTTAATGATAACAATACTTTTAATAACTTAACTTTTACTCTTCCTTTAAACTTTAATCCAATTGCCAGCGTAATTTTTACTCAAAATAGTACTGTGCAGGGTAGCTTGGCTGCTACAGGATCAAGTGGAGCATATCGTATTTTTATGCGCTCTAGCGCAATTAATCTTGGACGCACTCTTACTTGCGCAGCTTTTGGATCAGTGTCCGATGTTGACTTTAGAGACATTATAATTGCAGGTGCGGCTGGTACGTTATCTGGTACTCGTTTAGGTGATTGCGGAGGTAACAGCAATATTACGTTTGTTGCTGGCACAAATAAATATTGGAATTCGACGGCTGGTGGTAACTGGGCATCTCCTGCTTGGGCAACAAGTTCCGGGGGTAGTGCATCAACTGTCAATTATCCATTGCCACAAGATACGGCAATTATTGAAAATACAGGATTAACTGCTGGAAACACAATAACAATTAATGACTCTTTAAACATTAGCACATTAGATGCATCAACACGCACTAACGCAATGACGTTAGCGTCAAGTACAACTACACCAACTTTCTACGGAAACTTTACTTACGGATCAGGCGTAACGCCTACTGGCACTGGAACGTACACATTTTCTAATCGCTCCACAAAAACGCTTAATTCTGGTGGTAAAACATTTACTCAGCCAATAACAATAAATGCGCCCAGTGGAGGTATTCAGCTTGTTACAAATAACTTGACATTAGGCTCAACGCTTACCACTACTTTAACGTTAGGTACGTTAGACCTGAATAACCTGACATTAACAACAGGTTTATTTTCTTCAAGCAACTCAAGCACCAGAACAATTGCATTTGGTACTGGAAATATATCTTGTTCTGGTACGGGTACGGTTTGGACTACTGCAACTGCAACCAACTTAACTACAACAGGAACTCAAGTAGTCAACGTCACTTCAGCAGGGTCAACGGCAATTACTGTTTCACCCGGCGCATTATCAGAAGCTAATTCCATCAGCTTTAATTTTACTGGCGGTACTTATGCCTTAACTTTTTTAGGAACAAGTAGTCATACAGCAAGAAATGTAAATTTCACAGGATATGCTGGTACATGGCAGGCTACTAGCACCGCTAATTTTATATACGGAAATCTTACACTTTCCACAGGAATGTCATTAACTGCTACAACTAACGGCGTGACTTTTGGTGCAACAAGTGGAACCCAGCAAATTACCAGCAATGGTAAAACGATAGATTTTCCAATTACGTTTAACGGTGTTGGTGGTACGTTTAGTCTTCAGGATGCAATGACTCTTGGTTCTACAAAAACTATGACATTGACAAACGGCACATTGAACCTGAATGGTAAAACTTGCACAGTAGGAACAGCGTTTACAACTGCTACAGGAACTAAAAACCTAACATTTAATGGCGGCACATTAGTTTGCCCAACCGCATCTACAACCGCATTTAACAACGCTCAACCAACTAACTTTACCACCACAGCAGGTACTGGCACAGGCACAATCTCTATGACTGCCGCAACTGCAAAAACATTTGTTGGGGGTGGTTCAACTTACAACTGCACATTAAATCAAGGTGGTGCTGGTGATTTGACCATCACAGGCTCAAACACATTTGACAACATCACAAATACGGTTCAACCAGCATCGGTCTTATTCACCGCAGGAACAACAAGTACGTTCTTGTCTGGGTTTTCACTGTCTGGCACTGCTGGAAACCTGATAACCATAGGTTCTGTCACTGCCGCAAGCCACACGCTGTCCAAAGCAAGTGGTACTGTGTCTGTGTCTTACTGCTCCATCAGTAGATCATCTGCCACAGGTGGGGCTGCATGGTATGCGGGAACTACTTCAACAAATGGAGGTAATAACACAGGATGGATATTTACCGCTCCTCCTCCTCCTTCAGCGGCAACAGGCAATTTCATAATGTTTTTTTAAAAAAATTAAACCAGAAGTTTTTGCGGAGTAAAAAATTGACCCAATCAGCCTTCTCTTCGCCGCCAATGCTTGCGTTGCCGCCATTAAAGAAGGTTGTGAGTTATACAAGCAGGCGAAGACTTCTTTCATGGAGGTCAAAGCCACGGTTGACGAGGCCATCGGGGTTGGAAAAGAAATCTATGGATTTTGGGGAAAGATTTCTGCTTTCCTTGGCGCGAAGCCTAAAGCTCGACCAGCGTCGAAGCCTGTGGCGAAAAAGAAAGAGAAGTTCGTTGCCGTTGACGAAACCCAAGTCATGGTTGATGTTGTCAAGCAACTCACCGAGTTCTTCAGAATTCAGGAACAGTTAGCTGCACACATTCGGGAAGAGGAGGAAAAGTCCAGAAACGTCTACGAGCCTGACCAAAACCAAATGGAAGCCGCATTGAAGCGGGTGATGGCGATGGATCAGATGGCGGAGCTGGAGAAAACGATCAGGGAGACGATGGTTTATCAGAGTCCACCAGAGATGGGGGCGCTGTATTCCAAGGTGTTTGAGATGCGGGATGTCATCGCCGCTGAACAAGAAGCCGCTAGATTGGCGCAGGAACAGCGGGAGCGAAGACTGAGATGGCAACGACACCAAAGGGAAAGAAGCCAAAACCTGCGAGCAGGAGCAGCCGTCCTAACCTTGATTCTTATCGCATACCTGTGGACGTGGTTCCTGTGGTTGAAACAACTGAGGAGCGTTTGATGGGGATGCTGGGTTGGATTGTGGCGGTGGTGTTGGTTGCGTTCATGCTGCCCTTGCTGGCGTTTCTGTATTTGGACATATTGGAGACTAAGCATGAGAGCAAGGCGCAGATCGAAAAGGTAGAGAAACTACGACGGGAAGTGGAGAGGAAGAATCGGGACAGTCCAAAAGAATTCACGGACAACCCCATTTTTGACCGGAGAAAGAAACATGAGTAAGCAACTGGAAAAAGACTCAAGTTACAACCAATTTGACACCGACCACGACGGCGTGGTGACGGATACGGAGTTGGCTCGCTCCGAACGGATGATGCAGATTGAGAACATGGACAAGATGGCTGACCAGCAGCGCATCATGGCTTGGGCGGCACTGGTTGCTCCTCCTGCCTTGATTGCTTTCTTGGCCTCTAGTCTAGTGGCCTTAGAGAAGGTTAATGCCCTGAATGGATTGGTTACCACCTACTGTGCAGCTATGGGAACGATTGTGGTGGCATTCATGGCGGCACAAGCCTACGTCCGTGGTAAAGCGGGGGAGTAAATATGGAACAGACACTGCGGGGAAAACTGACCTACAAGGTGACCTTGATGGTTGCCGCCACCCTGTGCATTGTGGTGTGCAGTATGGTATTTACGCTGATGTTTGGACTGTTTGACGAAAAAGTGGACAACACCGAAATTTTTAAACTAATCAGTCCTGCGTTTCAGACGGTGGTTGGTGGATTTATTGGGTTGCTGGCGGGTATCAAACTTAGCCACGATGACGAAGAAGTCAACAAACCATGAGCCTGCTCAACCCATATGTCATTCTTGGCTTTGTGCTTGCCCTGCTGGGCAGCTTTGGGGCTGGATATTGGCAGGGAAAAGATGCAGAATACACCCGTCAGCAATTAGAGATTGCCGCCTTGAACGAGAAGGCACGGGAGACAGAACAGCGCATGGCGCAGGTGGCACAAACCTACGCCCAGACTTTGAGGAAAGCCAACGATGTTGCACGGATTAAAGAGACTAAGCTGCGTACTGATCTTGCCGATGGCAGTCTCAAGCTGCGCATTCCTGTCAAAGCCAGCTGCCCCGTATCAGTGTCCGAACCCTCCGCCCCTGCCAGCGGAAGTGACAACGGAGCCGCATCAGCCGAACTTGACCGACAGGCTGCTGAAACTCTTATCGCCATCGCCGCAGAAGGCGACGCAGCCATCCGCAAACTCAACACCTGCATCGAGCAGTACAACCAAATAAGGAGTGCAAAATGACACAGTTGACCGCCAACTTTTCCCTGCACGAACTGACTAAATCTGAGACAGCCTTGCGCATGGGTCTGGACAACACGCCCGGCCCAGTGGAGACTGAGCATTTGAAAATTCTTTGTGAGCGAGTCCTCCAGCCTGTGCGCGATCACTTCCAAAAAGGTGTCAAGGTGAACTCTGGGTATCGCTCTCCTGACTCAAATGCAGCGGTGAATGGATCTCGTACCTCAGACCATTGCAAGGGCCAAGCAGCCGATATAGAGATTCCCGGCGTACCTAACGCTGAGTTGGCGCAATGGATCATGGACAATCTGGACTACACCCAGTTGATTCTGGAGTTCTACACCCCCGGCATCCCTGATAGCGGTTGGGTGCATGTGAGTTACGACCCAGACAACTTGAAGAAACAAGAGTTGACTGCTACCAAAGTCGCTGGTAAAACAACTTATCTCCCCGGATTGGTTGCCTAAATGTTGAAAAAACTTGTTCTTAAACCCGGCGTTAATAAAGAAAATACTCGCTACACAAATGAGAACGGGTGGTATGACTGCGACAAAATTCGTTTCCGTCAGGGTACGCCTGAAAAAATAGGCGGATGGGAAAAAATATCAAACAGCACATTCATTGGTGTTTGCCGATCTTTGTGGGCATGGGTAACACTTGGCTATCAAAAACTACTTGGTGTTGGTACAAACTTAAAGTTTTTTATTGAAAGCGGCGGAGATTATTACGACATAACTCCCTTAAGGTCAGCGGTAACTTTGACTAATCCTTTTGCAATGGTTAGCGGATCATCAACTGTGACTGTGACTGACACAAACGGTGGATACATTAACAATGATTTCGTAACATTTACTGGCTCCACAGCAAATGGCGGCATTACTTTGCTTGGTGAATATCAAATAACAACAATAAGCCCAACAAGTTATACAGTGACAGCAGAATCTGTAGCTGCTATTTCTATTGCAAATCCAGCTGTTTTTACAACGCAATTTAAGCTTGCAAACAATGTTCAGGTAACCTTATCTACAACAGGAATATTGCCATCTCCATTTGTTGCTGGAACAACTTACTATGTAGTAAATACATCTGGATATACATTTAGCCTTTCTGCTACGCTTGGCGGAACAGCAATAAGTACGGTTGGATCCACACAATCTGGCACCCAAAAAGTTACAGCCAAAGCCTCATCAACAGCTACTGGAGGAGGCACAGTTCGCGCAAGTTATCAAATAAATACTGGCCCTGCATATGCCGTGTCTGTAACTGGATGGGGTGCAGGGACATGGGGTTCAGGAACTTGGGGATACGGATCATCTTCCAATGATGTTATGCGCCTATGGAGCCAAAGTAATTTTGGTGAAGATTTAATATTTGGCCCAAGAGGTGGGGGTATTTATTACTGGGACGCATCAACTGGAGTTGTTGGAACAATTTTTACGGTGACAATTGCTTCACCTGCTGTATTAAATACAACTATTACATTGACAAATGGAATGGCTATTTATCTGACTACTGATGGCGAATTGCCTACAGGATTAAGTGTTGGGCAAGTTTACTATGTTATTAATTCAACAGGTGTAACTTGTAATCTATCTGCTACTTATGGTGGATCGGCAATAAACACCACTGGATCACAATCAGGAACACACAAAATTTCTTCAAGAGCAATTTCTCTTGCAATCATGGGTGGCGCATCTGATGTGCCAACCCAACAAAACTGTTTGCTTGTATCTGACTCTAGTCGTTTTGTTTTTGCTTTTGGCGCAACAGAACTTGGTTCAACAGCATTTAACCCAATGTTGATTCGATGGTCAGATCAAGGCGATCCTGTGAACTGGACACCAAGTGCAACAGTGCAGGCTGGTTATACATACCTTTCTCATGGATCAGAAATCATAACTTCCATGCAGGCTCGCCAAGAGATACTTGTGTGGACAGATTCTTCTTTGTATTCTTTGCAATACCAAGGAGCGCCTATTGTTTGGTCTGTTCAGATTGTGGGGGACAACACTTCTATTGCCGGAGAAAATGCTGTTGCTTACGCTAACGGCGTTGCATACTGGATGGGTGTAGACAAGTTCTATATGTACAACGGACGCACCCAAACGTTGCCTTGCGACTTGCGTCAGTTTGTTTTTGAAAACATCAATAAATCACAATTCTCTCAAGTTGTTGCCGGAACAAATGAAGGCTTTAATGAGATTTGGTGGTTCTATTGTTCCGATGAAAGTACAACAATTGATAGCTATGTGGTTTATAACTACTTGGAAAACCAAGGGCAAGGAGCTTGGTACTACGGAACAATGGGGAGGACAGCTTGGCTTGATAGCGGCTTAAGAGATTACCCAATTGGGGCAACATATGACTACAACATTGTTAACCATGAAAGTGGTGTAGATGACAACACCACCGCTACGACATTACCAATTGAGGCATACATAACTTCTGCCGAGTTTGACCTTGATGACGGTGACCGGTTTGGATTTGTGTGGCGTGTGCTGCCAGACATTACTTTTAGAGGGTCAACTGCTGCCAGTCCTCAAGTGACTATGTATTTGAAGCCCATGCAGAACTCTGGTTCAGGATATAACGTGCCTGCATCTGTTGGCGGAGAAAATAATGCCACTGTCACAAGAACGGCAGTGTTACCAATTGAAGAATTTACTGGTCAAATTTACACCCGTGTGCGCGGCAGACAAATGGCAATGGAAGTGAGATCAACTGCTACAGGGGTAACTTGGCAGCTTGGCTCTCCTCGTATTGACATCAAACAGGATGGCAGACGATGACATTGATTGTCACTTCTGACTTTGCGATCAACAGGGTTGCTGCGCCAGCGTTGCCTTTCCCGCCAAATCAATATGATCGGATGTATCAGGATCAGCTGAATAATGTCCTGCGTATCTATTTCAATCGACTTGACAGTATTTTGGGGCAGCTCATGGCAACGGACACAACAGTACCAATTACTTTTCCGCCAACATCTTTGGATGCTTTTGGTCGACTGCAAGTTGCTGAGCCGTACACCATTTTTGATAGTCAAAATAGATACACTGCCGACAATCAGTTTGATACAAGCACCGCTTCTGGTGGAACAACTACATACAACTCAAACTTAGCAAGCGTGTCTATGACTGTAGACACGACAAACGGCTCATCCGTTGTTCGCCAGTCCTATCGTTGCATGCCTTATCAACCCGGCAAAGGTTTGGAAGCCATGATGACATTCACCATGAATGCAGCAAAGACTGGATTGCGTCAGCGGGTTGGATATTTCAATACTCAAAATGGCGTGTTCTTGCAGCAAGATGGGAATACTTTGTCTTTTGTACTGCGGTCTAATTCCATCCCAACGCCGGGAACGCCTAGCGATGCAAGAACGGTTACACAGGCAAATTGGAACGGCGACAAACTAGATGGCACTGGAGCCAGTGGCATAACGCTTGACGTTACCAAGACTCAGATTTTGTACTTTGACTTTGAGTGGCTAGGTGTTGGTCAAGTCAGATGCGG